CACTGACCAAGTAGTTGGCATAGGAGATCCTTTATGGGTTGGTTGAAAAAAGTTCTAGGGTTTATTTTCAGAACCGCAGTTCGTCCAGGTTTGGATATTTTTCTGGAGCGGTATCTGGAATTGGCAAAGGACATCGTTTCTCAAGTATTAGACTCAAATAACGATGTCCCTTTCCACGAGATTAAGAGTGAGGCTTTCCGTCGCCTAAAGGAGGTCACGGCTCAATCGAAGGATACCTGGATCTCTATTTTGGTAGATCTGGCCTACGAGAGTTTGAGAGCCACTCGGAAATAGAAGTCACATCTGGTTGCTTAGCACCGGCCTCTTTTTGAGCTTCTCGATCTTCGGGAGTGAAGCCGAGAGAGGCCGCAGCAGCCGGACCTGAGTCAGCACGATAAGAAACCATCCTCGCACTCATCGAAGAGAAAGCCCTCTTTGTTCCTTGAGAGTTAGCCGCGTAAGTCATTGCATTCTGAGGGTTTATAGAGATACTCTGGGCCTCACTAATAGCATCCAAGTTAGCCCCTAAGAAGACAAATTCCCATTTATAGATGTCTTGTTGATGGCTCACTAAGGCGCTGATTTCTCTTCGAGTGAACTCCTTGCTTGAGTTCTCTTCGCCATCAGTCAAGATAACTACTACTACCTTTTCAGGACGCTCCTCCTCGGGCATAGCATAGAACCTTGCTCCGGTAGCGTTGACTGTACGACCGATCGCATCGAGATAAGCAGTTCCCCAACGAGGAACGAAAGTCTCTGGAGTCAACTCGGGAGCTTCTTGAATACTCTTTCCTTCGTAGACTGCTTCGTACTCGGTGTCGAACTGGAATAGGGATACTTTGGCTTCCCCCGGCGCGGCCTTTTGAGTCCTGAGAAACTCATTGAAGCCTCCTATTGTGTCGTCCTTGACCGAGCTCATTGAGCCAGAGCGATCAAGAATGATTGTGATGTCAGTTAGTCCTTGTTTCATTGTTGTTCAAACTCCTTTTTAAGTTCTTCGTAGAAGGCCTTCCTTCGATTCTTGTTCATAGCTTCTTCAGCTTCTCTAGCTAGCTTTGTTCGATCCTCTCGATCTTTATCCTCTTTAGCTTTCTTATCCGAGAGAAAGATTCGTAGCTCATCTTGAGTCATCTCCATCCACTCTACAGGAATGTAGAAGTAGTAAGGCTCACCGTAGCGATAGGATCTGAAAGTAGCTTCGCAGTTATTGATGCTCTCGAAATCTCCATCAGCGCAGTAGATCTCTGTTCCGTAGATCTGCTCAGCTACGTTTCTAGCTAGTTCGGCGCGGTTCTCTATGTCTAGAAGAGTTTCTTTAATTGTCATTCTCGTTTTCCTTTAGGAGTCTTCTGATCTCTGCTCGAAGGTCACTCTCTTCGTAAGGGCGGACTAGAAAGCCATCGCGGTCACGCAGATACTCGAACTGTATGAAATAATTATCTTCCAGCTTCTCAAGAATCCACCACGCGAAGTCTTCATTGTCTTTTGGAGTCATTTGAGTATCTCCACAATTAGTTGTAGTACTAAACCTAAGAGTAACAACTGAGCTACTCTGTAACGAAAGTCTACTTTGGGTTTTGACTCTCCTCTTTCTCTTTCCATTTCAGCATGAAACGAAACGAACTCTCGAAAAGTCTCAGTGTTTGTATCCATAGTAGAGCTTCCCTCATCTTTATAGGTAGCTCCTATTACATAGGGAGGAGGCTCTACGTTTTGAAGAGCTCTACTTTGATCTATTTGTCGTTGCCGATACACCTCTATGTTCTGTTGATCAGCATATTGAGCAGCAAAATATTTAGCGTTTGCTCTAGCTATATTTTCATTCTTAGTTATATCGCGCCCTACATCGCTTACTTTTTGTAGAGACTTAAAGATCTGATCCTCTTGTTGAAGCAATTGTAAGGCTTTGAGATAATCCTGAGAGGGATACTCAGCCACTATTTCACCTCCTCTAGTTCTCCACGATTAGGCCCAACGTGAACATCCACCCCACAAGAGAAACCTTGGGGACATAGTACTGGATTCGCTAGTTCTATAACGGGAGCCTCCATCCACTCCTTAACGTTGTGGATGCACTCATCTACATATTCATCGGGCGGGTGGAATAGTAGTTCGTCGTGAGGCATATTGATCAGCTCATATTTGTCGAGCCACCCTAGCTCAGCCATCTCAATCATCTTGAGACGGAACATCCCGTGTGAGTTATGAGCTGGACCATAGGCTATAGCTTTTTCTGCGTCCTGACCCTTACGTTTGATCCATCCTTTGTACTTGTCCTTCTCCCATTTCCAGACTTCCCAGAACCATCTTCTACCACCCCAGACACTTTGGAGATAGTTACTTCCACCTTCGTCTGTGTCAAGAGATTTCAATACAGCTTCCTGCCACGCGAAGGTCTTAGGATATATGGTGCGCAACATCGCTAAAAGCTTCTTCGCTTCGGATTCATCTCTGAAGTATTCACGGTTCTCTTGATAGAGTCTCTTGTAACCCTGACCAAAGTTTGTACCGTGGTTCAAGGGTTTCGCTTGGTTGTCTCGGACCTTTTCGTGTTTGGCGCGGATCTCTTTTAGGAAGAGTTTGAGATCAGCATCAGACATCTGAAGGGCCTTGGACATCCCAGGATAGTTTACCAGGAATCCAGCTACGTAAGTATGCGGATCTAGTTTAGCAGTCCGCCACTTCGCCTCATCGGTGGCTAGGTTGGCGACCATAAGATCATGGAAAGCCTTATAGTCAAAGGCCACGATCTTGTGACCGGGTTCGGCTTCCATACACATTCGGAAGCGCTTGGCTAGATCACCTCTCTTTTTAGGGAGAGTGAATACGTTAGGTGAGAGAGTAGCTAGCTGCCAAGTTGCTTTACCAACGGCGCGGGTTCGCAGTCGGCCATCCCTATCTGGAATCCAACCTCCTCTCGCCACACCGTCATCTCCGATCTTGCCTGTGTAGCTGGACTGCATCTTTTCAGTAACTCGGATCTCCCTAGATAGTTTGATAACGGGATCTCCTGTCTCTAGCTCAAGACGCATCATCTCTTTATCGGCAGTGGTAGGGGTGCCTTTCTTGAAGTCGAGAGGGATTCGATAACCTTTTACTCTAAGGTACTCGATCATCTGCTTCGAACTACGAGGATTGAAGGGTACGAAGTTATAGAGTCGTACGTTATCTCCAACTGATCCCATTACTATCTCGGGGAACTGTAACATTACCTCGGTAAGAGTACCTTCGAGTTCTGAGTCGAGTAACTTACGATAGACTTCTTTTACTGAGAGCTTCTTTTTGTCTACTAGCTCTTTTAGGTCTGGATGTCTGGAGTAAACAAGAGGCTTTACTTTTTCGGGTAAGTTACTATATCCGTTCTCTGGATCTTTCTTGTGAAGCTCAGTTGGAACATACTGCATCATCTTATGGGTGAGGTCAGTAACTTCTTTTGAGAGCCACGTTCGGAATTCGTCTAAACGCTTCACGGACATTGGGATTCCGCGCTGCTCCCAAGGCTCCAAGACCATATCCCGAAAGTAGATCTGAAAGTACTCGTATCCTTTCCAGAGTCCAGCCTGATGAAGCTGGCGGACTAGCTTCTCGTGAATCCTCCACAGCGCGCAGACATCTACCACCCCATAGAACACCTCGTTGATTCCCGAGAGATGTTTCCAGGGAAACAACCAGCCATAGTCTACTGCTACTTTCTGAAGAGCTGATGGAAGATCCGGTTGTAGGACCCTTCTCATAAGCATAGTGTCATGAGACGGCCAAGCAGGTTTGATCCCAGCTTCTACGAGTATCTTGGGTTCATCAAACAATTTTCCGTTCCAGGCTATTTTTGGGTTGGGGAGTCCGAGGATGGTTCGAGTGAGCTCGGGAACTCCTGGGTCTTCCCATCTGACGAAGACACCTTCTCGGTCAGATACTGCAAACTGGATCGAAATAATTCCCCCTGTAGTGACCACCAAGTCAGCACTTCGGAAAGTTCCGCTCTTGTTATAGGCTTCTCGTTCGATCCAATCAGGATCATCCTCTCCTGCGCCCACTGCTGTAAGATTGTCACCACTCTGATCCGCGCTTCCTCCGTCGCCTGATGTAGTGTCGGCGGTGTCTCCTGATTGTGATTCGATGAATTCGATAACGACATCTTCGTCTTCCTCTCTGGATTCTTTGGTCTCTAGGTCCCACGCTACGGGAAGCGTTGGGTCCGCCTTGGCTTTCTCGTATAGCTCTCGAAGGTGATCTATTCCGACGAGGGCTCGGACTTCTGAGCTGATGTCAGCGGGAGGCCTGATTGCTCCTCTAGCCGCTGCAACCGCTCGGGAGATGTCTTGTATAAGCAGGCCAATGTATCTCGTGTTACCTCGAACGATGTAGGCGGGGTGGAGAGTTGGAATTGTAGTAATCCCATTTGGACCATCAAGCGGATAGCCTCTAACGTCCTCAATCCCGCGCTTCCGTCCAGCAAATCCCGTAAGCTCACGCAGAGCGATTCCGCCAACGGCGAGGATTGCCCTGGGTCGCAGTTCGGATATGGCTCGATCGAGATTCGGACGACAATGGGCAAGGGCGGCGTGTTCATAGGGTGCTCCTTGTAGGAAGTTATTGGGAGGACGACATCTTATAAGGTTGGTGACCCAGAAGTCCTCTCTTTTGAAATTACCTTGTCTGATGGCCCTTTCGAGGATAGAGCCTGCAGGAGCCCCATTCACAAAGGGCTTTCCTTCTTTGGCCTCGTGTTCTCCGGATGCCTCACCCACTATTAAGACGCCATTGCGGCCACTTCCTGTTATGGAGGTAAAGTAGCCGCATTGACGGTTAGTGGAGAGAGGGCATCCTGTGCAGGAATCTGGGAGTAAGTTGGGTAGCATTATAGTTTCTCTATTTTTATGGCCACCGCTCCATTCTGGACAAGGAGTCTTATAGTCTCTATGCTAGGAGAGGTATTCTCACCTTTAAGAAAACTCTCTAAACACCTAGTAAGGACTTTCAACAATCTATCCTTTGTTTCTTTAGGAGCTGTTACCATTAGTTTTATAGTAACATCAGCTATTTCAAACTCCTTTGATCCGTCAACAGTCATCTCTCGCTCCTTTACTGCTTAGTAACCGGATGAGTAACCACCCTTTTTGCCGCCACCCTTTTTAGGAATGGACTTAGTTACCTTGGTAACTTTCTTGGTGGCCTTTTTGGCAGCTTTCTTAGTAGCTTTCTTAGCTGGCATATCATCTCCTGGAAAAGAGGGGCCTCCGAAGAGACCCCTGGATTTATAAAGCAGAAGCGCTTACTTCTGATTTTTTGGAAGCTTGGTGTGGTCGAGAAGCTCAGCGACCTCAGCCCTAGCCGCTATCTGTTCACCCGAAACCGGATCTGTGAACAGGTGAGCTCTCTCATCTGAGCTGTCGATCCAGTCCTGCTTACGAGTCTCGAACTCCTCGGGAGTCTCGTCTTCGTAGCGCTCCCATTGCAAAACCTCGCTCTTGGCCTGGAGAGCCGCCATCTTCTTGATTTTCTTTTCTCCGAGAAAATCATTGGTGGCCTTGATCGCGTTGCCGTTGCGATCGTATTTGCCTTCAAGGAACACAGGCATCCCATCCTCGTCGACCTTGGGAACTCGCACTTTCCAACGAGTCCTTACCAACAGCTTAACTCCGTCGTCACCGGCCTCTTCGAAGATCCGAAGAAACTGCTCTTGGATCTGTTCCAAGGTAGCTCCGTAGCGAGCTGGCTGGCCTGCCAGAAAACAGATAGCCGAGAGCTGCGAACCGCTCTGGCCCTGCATTACCAGGGTGGTGGGATACCAATCGTCAAGGAATCCAGTTTCCTTCTGCCGATCTTCATCCCAGATCCTGACAGTGAGGTGGCCCACAAGATAGGCCCTAACCAGTTTACCGGAGCGATCCTTCTCTCCTTTGGTGTAGCAGGGACCATTCTTAGCGTCTGGTCGGGGTCTAACGATCACCCAGTTCGGACCATCTGAGGGAGGGGCGGTCGACATCTGGGGAACCGCTTCGGGATTGATCTCGGGTACGAAACTCCCTAACTCGGGATCATTGACATCAAAAGACTCATTAGCCTCGGGATCATCAGCGTACTGTGACATTCTTTTTCTCCTTTTTCAGTCGGGTCTTGAGGGCGTCTAGAACTACTTGGCCTTTGTTAGTACGCCAAACATAGCCGTCCTCGGACTCATAGAAGAGTCCAGTCTTGAGGAATCCCAGAACTCTTTGTTTGAGAATCCACGGCGAGTTATCCTTTACTCGCACTTTGCCTTTTTTGAGAAGCTCGAACTGCTCCTCAGAGAAGAGATACTTTTTCTTCTCTACCGTAATAATGTAAGCCGTATTTTTAGGCATCTACTATCTAGTCCTCTCTTGGATTGTGGGCCTATTGAGGGCCCTCTTCGGAAGTGTTGGGAACAAGTCCCAGCTTTTCCTGCGCTCGAACCATTCGCTCTAGCAAGAAAAGTTGTTCTTTGGAGAAAGAAGGTTTGAATGGGGCTAGCTCTAGCGCGTCTACCTTTTCTTCTTCGGAGAGATTCTCCATATCTAGAATGTTCTCTCGACGCAGATACTTATAGAGTTCTGCAGGGGTAGCCTTTGGAAGAGCTGGAGGAAGCTTTCTGGCCTGGACGGTTTCTTGGCGAACCTCATCCCAAACCATATCTGAAAGGGATTCCTTCATCACCAGCATTCTTGGAACAGGGTAGTACTTAGGAGAAGGGTCAACCAAGACTCCAGTGAAGACGGACTGGTTGTGCCACACATCAACATCTGTGGTTTTGAATTGGTTGAAGAGTGGTCCCCCTCTGTTTTTGTCCCAAGCAGTTTTCAGTTGGAAGGTGGTTGCAATCAATTGAATCCCTTTTGATCTAGCTAACTGGAAGAGCCCTGAAATCAAGTACTTAACTCCAGGCCAAGCTCCTCCATAGGCTCCGGAGACTGCATTACCTGGGTCAATCCCATAGCGCGCTGCTAAAGGGGGGTTGTTCTTGATGAGCTGAGCGCATCCTACTTGAAGATACTCCCCGTTGTCTAGAATAAGAGTGGAAAATCTGTTCTCGGGAACCGCTCTTAGGATCTGGACTGTTCGTTCGTAGACTACCTGGGGGTTGAAGTTCTCTCCGTAGACTCCCGCTATCTCGCTCATAATAGGGAAGTATGCCCCTAGTTTCATCTGAGCGGCGAGGGTCTCCCCCTTGCTCTCAAAGTCGAGCATCAGAAGTTTGTCAGGGTGATCCAGTTTCAGGACGAAAGAGGTTTTGCCAGAACCTCTATGGCCTGTTATCAGGACCATATGCCGCATTTCTGGAGGCATGATTGATTTCCCTGGCCAGATTGCGGGGCCTATTACCGGATTAGGCAAGGTACTGATTTGTTTGACTAGAACGGTTTCAGTTGGGGTCCCTTGTTTAGGTTGGGGTCTTTGTGGTGTTGGTCTAGTTGGTACTGTTGGCATCTTTTTCTTTTTCCTTTCTGATTTTTTCTGGGCCGTGAGTTCCACAGTCTGTACAGAAATCTAACTGAGCAGGCTCTCCTCTTATGGGGCGTCTTGGGAAAAGTTGATCCCATCCTCTATCTCTAAGAGCTCTATCTAGATCCAGGGACATCATAGAACCCCATTCAATTGTTATTAGGATGGTTCTTTTGCAACAGGGACAGTCACAGTGAACTTCTATTATGGGTAGAAGTCTCATAATTTTATAGCTCCTACGTGGCAGTCCTTACAAAGCTCTTTTTCTTTCTCTATAGCCCAGCCTTCTTCTTCTAGTCTGCGTTTGACCCAATCGTCTAGCCCTCCTCGCTGCCAACCACAGTCTATGAGTAGTTGACGCTTGACGGTCTTAGTCCCGAAGCAATTGTTGCCGTCGCAGATTACTATTACTACGGGGTCGGTTCTCATAGAGCTTCTCCACATTCTGGGCAAGTATCGCCCTTCTGGAGATTTTCTGCCTTGTTAAATACCTCGCAGGCAGGACACATACACCATTCCAGAGTGTCTGTGAGATAGTTCTCCAACTCTATTATCGTGTAATCCAAGGCTCGAAGGTTACCTCTTCTAGCTTGACTAACAACAGCTAAAGCTAAAGATTCTAGTCTAGGAAATTCCGCTACTATTCGCTCCAGTTTATCTTTGTCTATCTCTTCCATTCCTCTCTCCTTGTTACTAAGTAGGTTACTACAACAGACCAGTCCCATCCCCTATGGTCGTAGTAAAGGATGAGAGATCTTATGAAGTTACGCTGGTTTGGGGACATCTTTCTTTTTCTCCATAGGAAGGTATGTTTCTTCGTCGTTCTCATCTATGGTAAGAAGGTTTATTCTTCCCTGGCTATCCGCTCCCCATCTTTTCTTGACATACTCTAGGGCTTTCTTTTTTGCGTCGGGTCCCTTGAATATCTTTACACTCTGAAAGTAGGGTCCCAGAGTAGGGATGTCTACGAAGACTCGCATTCGTCCTCCTCTCCAAGTAACTCTTTGTTACTAAACCGTCCTATTACTGGAGCTTCTTCTGGATGTTCGTCATCCCATTCTACATAGAATAGAAGAACATTTTTGCTCCAACGATCTTTTATTCCTCGAACGTCTCTAACTAGATCTCTTTTAGAGTGGTGAGGTCTAGCTATTACCTCTATCCAGTTACCATTCCATACTATAAGAGGTTGATAGCGAGTCATTCCTCCTCCTCACAAGGACAGGGATCATTAGCCCATCTCTTGCTTATACATCCACAGTGAGAACAGAAGTTGTAACCTCGACGTTCTAGAAATTCTTCTAGATGACCTAGAACTTCACCAAGATCTGTTTTGAAAGGTGCATAGTGAATTAGGTTTTCCGCTTTGGCTATCTCTATCAAGCGAACAACCCAGGCTTCCAGAGTGGCGTACATTTTAGCTCTTGATGCTATTTCTTCTACTGCTTTTTGTACATCTATGTCGGTCATTCCCCCTCCTGTGGATGATTCGGAACTCTCTCAACGAATCTTCCTTCCTCGATGCGTCTTTCTATGGGAATGTTATAGAAACAAACATCCAGGAACTGACACTTCAGATTGTTACTACCACTCGCATACTGGTAGCACTTACGGTCGTTGAGAGGGAACTCTCTATCTAGAATGTGCCCGTCGTAGGGAGGACCCTGGAGATACTCAATGGAAAGCCTCCAGTCTATCTCCTGACGAAGCGCCCCCGTGAGCCATCTCTCGGCTTCTCCTTCTACCCAAGGCTCAGGGACTATCGCGGCCACTGACTCCGCGAGCCAATCCCTACCCATAAGTTTCTCTTGAGAGGGGTCCCACTCCATCGGCCCAACAAGACGTTCATCGAGCCAAGTTAAGTAAGTGTCGTGGTCCATCAACTCATATATACTGGCGCGCTTCCAATGCTTGGGAACTTGGCGAGTTTTCTTAGTATAGGTCTCTGGATCTAGCTCTTCCCAATCGTAGGTGAAAGAGATGTCCTCGGGCGAGAGATCCCCGGTAATGCGAGTGTTGATATAAGGACGCACGAGGCCAGAACAATCTCTTGTCACTTTGAGGTCGCGGTCCTCTCGCTTCTCGCCCTTTATAAAATAATTATAAAGGGTTCCTGCCGGTTGTTTCCCATAGCGAGCCTGCAGAGATAACCCCTCGCGCCATCTTTGGTTGTCGACCTTGAGCTTCTCTCTCATTAACTTGTCGAATACCTTAGAGGTTTTATGAGAGATGTGCCAAATTGACCCATCTTCGATCTTCTCTAATGCCGCGTCACAACGACTCATCATTACCAAATAGCGCCCATCCTCGAACCGTCCCATTAGCCAATTGACTTCTTCCTCGACCGAGATGACTTTGTATTGGGACATTAGAAGATCAATGTAACGGGCTCCGTAGGCATAAACTAAAGAGCGGACTATGTGGAGACCATCCTTGGTTAGAGTCTCCGCGATCTCTGGGATCATAGACTCAGGCCAGGGATTCCCTGCTAAGTAGGTTTCAGAAGCAGCTTCCATCGCGCTCCAGGTTTCCATTCCCTGGAGCAACATATCCATTCCTTCGTGGACTGCTGAACCTCGCAGAAGGTCCTCTCCTCGGCCTGTGGTAACTACTCCCTTTCCTAAGAACTCGTACTCGTAGAATCTTTTTCGTTTGCAGTCTCCCACACCCATTCGAGTACCATCTGTAAAGACGCATTGGGAGCGCTCTAACTCAAGAGGGTCACCGTTGATTTGGTGGACTAGGATTTTGCTCACCTTAGGGCTCCTTTCATATTTGGAGGTTTGTAATTGGGACCTTTGAGAACCTTTCCATCCTCTCTTAGTATGGGTTTCCCGTTGCCTCCAAGCTTAGTCATGTTGGATTTGTGGACTTCTTCGAGAGCTCGATCGAGGTCTATATCGTAGACCAATGCGGTTCCGTAGCAGACATAGACGAGATCAGAAAGCTCTTTTGCTATAGCTTCTCGATCTCCTGATTCTAGTGCTTCTTGAACCTCGTCATGTTCTTCTCGTATCAACTTAGCGCGAACGGATCGAACGCCAAGGCCGGGGGTAACAAAGGCGGTATGGAATTCGTCGAGCATCCTTGCGACTTGTGAGAGATACTTGTGAGCGAAGATCATCACCAACTCACCTCCACGAGATATTCGCCGGGTTCTATCAGTCCCAAGTTACAAGCTTGGTTGAGAAACAAGGCAGTGCTGTATTTGGGTATAATACCTGCCGCAAGCTGTTGCGAGAGATACTCATCAACTATCTCTCTTTCTACCGTAAACGAGTGACTCTGGTAGTTCCCCCACTCTTCGTAAGCTACGCACTCGTATTTGATTCCGAAGGCCTCGCTTATAAAAGCATCGAGGTCGTGGTAGTTGATCTCTCGAATAACTTTCTCTTCGTATTTTAGTTTCATTGTTACTCCAATCTCGAAGGATCATAGGGCTCTATAAAAATCTGCGCACTCCTATGATGGCACAGACCGTTCTTGTAAGTGGCTGTCCAGATGTCGTTGTTCTCTTCTCCCTCGCCGTGGAGATGGAAGGTTACATCGGGCCATTTTTTGGAGAGTTCTCGCATATCGGAGTCATGGTCATACCACTTACTGGAATCATAGCAACTCCCATCCTCGTCTACGGCGAATCGAATATCAGCATCTGAGGACTCAGATGTTATTATTCTCCGTAACAGGTCGAAGTCTTCTGGTTCTATTTCTAGTTTATGGTCAGTGTAATATCCCATCTTAATACTCCTCTGGAAGTAACAAAGTAGTTACTGATCGGTCGGCTTCTGTTATTACGTGTAATCTTTCTACGCCGACCCAGTACTGGGATACTAGTCTACCTCCTTCAATAACAGCTCTCTCGTTAATAGCTTTGTCTTCGTCTGACATATCTCCCCAGTCTCCTTGGGCGTGTTTGAGAAGATACTCTCGTGCGGACTGGCAGTTCTCGTCTAGAAGATCTTGAGCTCCTGGAGTCAAGACAGTCTCACCTAGTTTGAATAGTATTGCGCTCATTTTATGCATCACGCTCCTTTCTTATCTCTTCAGCTAGAAACTCTATAAGCTTGTCCAGGAATTCCGATCTAGCTCCTTGATACATCTGGCTTTCTATATCTTCCTTTTTGACCGCAATCTCATGTCTGTTGTTACTCTCGTTACTAAGAGAGATTAGCTCGTCATATAAAATTCTAGCTGCGAATACTCGCGCCGACTTTTTCCAATCGTGCCAAGTCATTCACTCTCCCCCATTACTAGGATAGGTTCTATCCAAATAATCTTGGTTTGGCTTCTTTGTTCTCCGTGTCTCTGGTTGCGGTAGTGACCCCTTCTCCAGTGTGCTCTGGGGGACTGGTGAGATCCTCCCTTTGACTCTTGGGTCTTCTCATATAAGTACTTTCTACCAATATGATTAGGTGTCCAGAACTCTCTTATGTAGTTTTTCTTTGTAACTACTTTGTCTCTGCGCTCCTTTTCGAAGAGTTCTTCTCTCGCAGAAGGAACCATTAGAATAGAGACAGTAAGTCGGGTCATCCACGCTATGAACTGGTCTTCGGTTTCGTTCATAGGCAACGCATAGGGATCTTCATCGGGTGGCATGGATTCCATTCTTAGATCGAAAAGATCCGGATCTCTATCGTTGTCTATTACTTTGGTGTAGGTGGTGCCTATTTGGTCTTGAACCTTTACTGCGATTTGTAAGGCGTGGGTGGCTTTATCCGTGGCAGTAGAAGCGAACTCATTAGGCCCCAAGAAAGCCCATCCAATATAACCTACGTCATCTCCCTCGGGAGACTTGATAGCGCCTTTTGGGATATATAGAAACCCTGCTGGAAAGGGGAACTTAATCTCCCACCACTTGAGATCCCTAGGTACGTCGGTTCTTCGAATAGCTTCTAGAAGTTCTCTACCTACAAAAAGCTGGGGGATTCTGTAGCGTTGCGCTAGAGAAAATATAGTTACTATTCCTTCTTGAACAGACGCCGCATTGGATTTTTTAGAGTGGCGCATCTGTCCTAGCGCAGACAAAACCGCAGAGCTCATTAGCCAGGAAGCTAAACGTTTAGGAGAATGATAGTCTTTTATCTCCGAATATATTCGGGGATAAGCTACTCTCCAGTTAGTTGGGAGGTACTTCTCGTAGAAATCAATAGCTGATCTCTCGTCTAGTTCTATTACTTCTGGAAGCTTGTCTAGTAGAACCTCCCACTCTCGTATTTTCGCTCTGCCTTCTGGGGTCGATCGAGCTGCACTTACAATGTTATCTAAGTGCTCTCGGGAAAGAGATCTCTTCAGCATAAGGCCTCCTTTTGGTTAGACTCCCGCCATCCAGTCTGCTAAAGCTTTACGAACTACTTCTAGCGCTTCATCTACTTCTTGAATTGACGACGCCAGGAATTCTATCTTCTTCCCTGGGAGTTTCTCCTCCCTCTGTAAGGCCGGGACGTAGACTGAGATCTGGATCTTCAGATCCGCTAGGCCGGGATGTTTCCCCCAGGTCTCCCCCGCCAGAGCCTTCAGAAAGATCCCCTCCGATCTCAGTTGATCCGCTCTCGTCTTGGAGATTGACTGGGAAGGCTTTTTCTTGAGAGTCTTTTTCTGCACTTCGTATCCTCCGGAGAAGTTTGCTCTCGATCTTGTTTAGGGATTCATATCTTTCGTACCTTAAAGAGCTGCCGCTGTCTCGGGCTTCTCGAAAAGCCCTCAGAATAAGGCGGCATTCTTCTGCGTCAAACCTCGCTGTTGATGGGCGAGGCTTCTCGGTTGTTCGGTTGCGTTTGGTTGTTTGAGTTGTCATAGTTTTTTGAAGGTTGTCTAACCCATAGCAGCGCTGCGATCCAAGCGCTGTACTTGTCGAAGCTGTCCCAGTCATGCTCTTTCTGGGCTTGTCGGATCTTGGCTCGGGCTCGAAGGATCTCCTGCTCGATCACCTCTTTGGTTTTCATTGCCTCGCTCCTCGATCACTCTCTGACGAGAGCAATCTGACTTGTGGCCGAATCTCTCAGGTATATGGCACCACGCGCATTCTCCACTCCCTTTACCAGGGCGAGCGTCGTAGACATACTCTACCTGCCTTATTACCTGTATTAGCTCTGCTACTCTGGTTTGGAGTTTGTCGATCTGAAGATAAAGTTCTTCGTCATGCTCGGCTCTCGATTCTGCTTCTTCTGCGTGGCGTTGCATCCATCCACTCATTCAAGGGATCTCCTTTTCTAGGGGAAGTTCGTCTTTCTCATCAGTCATCATCTCCACTACCAGTCTGGTTGACTGGCGTTCAGGTACCCAGAGCTGAAGGAATTGTTCGATGGTCTCCCTCTCGAATTCTTTAGAGAGCTCCTTTAGTTGTCTAGTCGGTACCTCCAGCTCGACTTCAACTCTTACCTTGGATATTTTTTCTTTTTTCATAGATAGTTCTCTTGGAGTTTCTTCCTCATCCAGTTGTCCTTGTTTAACTCGGCAGCTTTAAGGCCACACTGAAGGCACATCTGGCGATCAGGAACATGGGATTTAATCCCGCATCTAATGCAGAGACCCTCGGTCAAGCGTCGTTCTCTGAGATTTTTCTTTCTTCTTCTGGCGCTCTCTCGATCTTCAGCTTGCTTTTGCTTCTTAGCTTTGGCTGACAATAAAAGACGCTTCTTAGGTTTGATTCCCTGGCGTCTGACCAGAATATCTATGATGTCTCCAGGGGAGGCCTTCACGCGAACGACTTCTTGTTTAGGGTCAGTCTTGAACATGCTTCCTGCTTTTTTGTTGTAGTTTGTATTGGATCTGAGCCATATTTAGCCCAGGCCCAGGGTCCCAGTCATTATATGAAAGGGTATCCCTTCTGAGAAGTTCTTTCTCAATCATTTTGTAAAGAGGGTGACCTTGGACTCTTCCCATATAGTAGGAGGGAGAGTGGTTGGGGTCACTGTTCGTTTTGACTTGGGCTCTTACGAAGAGGGAGACCTCAAAGTTCTGGGCAAGGAGTTCTCCGATGGACATATCTTGGAGTTTCTTTTCTATGTGAGCTCGAAGGAGGAGCGTGAGTTTTCCCATTAACCATCGAGCTGTAACGACCGCTAGGGGACCTTGCGTTGTCATTTTTAGTTATGGAGTTGTTCGCTTGCACACCACACTAGAACTGCTAGAGTGATGATAAGGAATCCAATAGCGACTAAGGCTACAGGTTTCCAGTCTCTACCGTTGTTACGATGCATTTTGATCTGGTTGTTCGTCCTCGACTTTCTCGACGCTGATTTGAACACTGTGGATAGACAGGTCTGGGTGTCTGTCATAGAAATCCATCAGTGCAAAGTGCTCAGCGTCGTATTCGTGTTCGACATCATTTACTAACGTGCCGTAATCAAAGCTACCTGTTATTCGTACTTTGCAATTCATTTCGCAGGGCCTCCAATTCTCGTTTAGCTTGGTCTCTTTCTTCAAGAAGCTTATCTAGAAACGATTGAGCTTCATAGCCTGAGTTCCACACTGCGCAGAGTATCTCATAACTTTTATACGGGTTGAGATTCTTGGAGTCATTGTCTAGACAAGCTGCAATACCCTCCAAGTAGGCCTCGTCTACCGCATTGGCGTGGGCAAGTTTACCTTGGAGGTCTTGGATCTTTTTGTCCTTTACTGTTAGGAGTTCTCTGAATGAGTCCGGTTTGTTGGATAGCCTTTCTATTTGCAGGGTAAGCTGGGAGTTTCGCTTAGACATTCGATCTAACTCTTCGAAGAGCTCCTCAGCAATGGATTCGGCTACGTTGGCGAAGTAGTCTATAGCCTGATGGGATACTCCACCCTCGCATAGTTCGTCATCACACGGTAACAGTTCCTCATCGTCGTCCACCACTGCTTGGTAGAAGGCAGCTCGGAATTCTTTTGGTGAAGTCATTTCTTTTTCCTTTTTCGCTTAGCCTTTAACTGCGCTTGATAGGCCCAGAGTGGCTTATCGGCAGTAGGTATAGGCCTGTCGTCTTGAACCCATTCTTCTGAGATGTAGCCTATCTGAGTAGTTGAATTCATCCTTCTGACTTTGCGAGCCTCTACTACAAGGTTCCATATCTGGACATCTTTCCAGTAGGTGGACTCTGCATATAGTCCCGCTTCTTTCATTTTGTCAACGATGCCCTGCCATCGAGAGTCGTTGATTGCGAAACCCTCCCATAGATCCTGGTGCTTGAGCATCCATTCAATCTTTTGAGCGAGGGTCGATTTACGGAACCACACTTTTTCTCCCATTGGGTTGCTCCTCTAGAACGGGGCAGAAGTACTCGATCAAGAACACGTTGCAGTCATCGCAACGTAACCAGATCTTGCAGTCTTCTCCGTACATATCCAGATCTAAGTGGTGAAAGGAATGCTTAGTGAGAGCGGTAAATTCCCAAAGTTCTGTGTCAATAGCTCCTATTTCAAGGTCTTTCTTCTTGGGCATCTTCAATCTCCTCAACACCGTTTACAAACTCGGCCAGAACCTCATAACAGTCTAGACATTCCAGCCAGATCTTGTTCTTTTCTTGGTAGGGTTCTAGAACTACCTTATGATTCTTGTGGTCGGTCAACTCTCTAAAGAGATGTTGGTCCGTCACTTGGGTTGTTATCGCCATAGTCCAGCTCCTCCAATTCAAGCTCTCGTACTGAGAACCATCTTTTTACTCCGTCTCCTAGCTCGACCGCCTTCCGAGCCAATCTTGTCATTCCTTCCAAGGCCTCATCGAGAGACTCGTATTTGAACTTCTCGGTTCCGAAAAGTTTAGAGGTCATCCGAACTTCATATCTATAGAACATTATTTCTCCCCATTCGCCATCGTTGCTGGAGTCGGAGTCTCTTTAGGAGCAGGCCCCAATTGCCTCCAGCCGCTGTTAAACGCGTTATATTCGATCTGCCCTGTCCATCTATCCATTCGACAAGCAGCGCCTATCTCAGGGCAATTTATGGGCTCGTAGCGGAAGTACCAGATGATGCAGATCGCCAAAATGACTCCGATAATCGCTGCTTCTAAACCGTTTCTTTTCTCCATCGCTTCTCCTTGGGGCTGTAAGTCCTTTAAAGTGACTTACCCACCATTATAAGAAGATGGTGGGTAAGCCTTGCTAGAACTGTTTCATAGTGAAAAAGTGTGGTGAAAATTTCACCACAAACTCACTTATTTTTCGGCGTGTATCTTCAATAGCTACATGAAGTTACAAGAATCAGACCGTGAGTTTTGGCCTAAACACCTAGTTTTCTATAGCTAACTTGAAGGGCCACTTGAAGTTACAAGATTCAAGTGCAATTTCCAGCTCTGCGAAGAACTCATTCTTGCAAGTCATTGATTCTTGTATAGATAGTAGGTGTTGTACCACAGATTGGACATTGTTTCGCGTAGTTCTATTTCTCTTAGCTCTCCGAGGCTTCTCCACACGAGACATGGTTTTGCAAATCGTTTCTACCATTCTTCTTATCTCCTTCTGGCTAGTTGATTTATCTAGGGAGAAAAGCTTTTCGACTGTGGGGTAGTAGGGAAAGGCATATCGAACCTTGGGCCACCTACCTCCCTCATCTTTAAAAGACTCATGAGAGATAAGTTCTAAGTTGTTTTGCTCCTGCCATTTAAGGAACTCCGGAGCGTTCTTTTTGATTCGGTTGTAGACTGTGGTGAAAACTTGATCGGAGAATGAGGATACGTTTCGAGCGAGTCTTTTATAGGTCAGTTCTTCCCATCCGGAATGTCGGTGCCAGTTTCCCGAGACGAAGACCGCTCGTATAAATTCGTGGAACTTGTCGGGAATCCCCAATCCATTCAACAACATATCAAAGATGGCCATGTTTCTACGCGATATGTCGACGGCATCTGCAGCTTGAATTAGCTTGAACGTCGAGAAAGAATCGCTATAATTACCCATAAGGTTAAACTCCTGTTCTGCTATAGGCAAGCCAGTAAAGGTCACGATCTTTGAGGTGCGTGGCCTTTTCTCTTGGTTGGGCGACCTTCCCTTTATACCTCATAGGAACCTAAAATCAAATATTGACATCCAGATCCAGAGTTTCTTCAAGGAACTCGTCTTTCTCGGAGTCTTTCTCTTGGGCTTTTAGTAAAGCGTGACAGCCAGCAGCGAGACCTAGAACCCCTTCTAGTGAGGTGAAAACATCTTCAGTAGCAGATACATCCAGGTCTAACTGGATAGCTCCCTTCTCGTCTAGATCAGGCTGGATCTTCAGGAGGATCTCGTCGACGGCAGTCTGTTCTAGGTCGGAGTCTGCATCTATATCCAATACCAGGAGGGTCTTTTTGGAACCTACGTTCTGGCATTCAAGAGATCCGCAACCGCAGTAAGTGTTGATGACGTAAGCGAACATTTTTTATACCTCGCTGTTAAGGGAGCAAATCTCACATCCAGGACCGGGACACCCAGACTTGTGAGAAAAGTTTTCATAGATCTCTAGTTTCTCTTCTAGCTTTTTAGTCAGAGCTATCAACTCGTTACACTCTAGTTCTAGCTCTCGGGCCTTGGCTGTCATCTTAGCAAAACATTCCCAAGGATCACCAAGAGGCAAGAACTTTTTATAAGCGTCCACTCTTGGAGTTTCTTCCATATCAGTCCCTCAAATACTCTCGGGTGGTCCACGTCCTATAACAGAAGGTACATCTCCACCTTTTGAGAATATAGTTTTTGATCTTCTTACCTTTGGTTTCTCTCTGGAGCTCAGTGCCAGCGAGAACGTGATGCTTTTTGTGCATTGCTTTGCAGATCATTTAAAACACCTCCCCCATATCATAGCAACGTGATGTTTTTCTTCTCGGGTCTTGGCCCATCGAAACTGAGCCATAGCCAGGGCCTCTGAGATAGAGGCCCCGCCGAACTCACCCCTCTCTATAGCGAGCGCAATAGAGACTACCTTTTTATTCTCCCCCGCCCGAGCTGCTGCCCGAATCATAGCTGCTAGAGCAGGGGTCACTTCCAGATGGCCCAGAATAGTCCGATCCCATTCCATAATCCGACTGCGAACTTCCGCAGCTCTCTTCTTTAAGAGGCGCTGCTGAGGGGGTTTCCACAGGCGATGGCGTCTCGTAAGGCGTCCCCCAGTCAAAGGGAACGCTCCGCTCAGTAGAGGGAAGTTCAAGCTCTCGATCTCGATCGCTATCATCGTCTCCCACCAGCTCCTGTAGGGCCACAGAAAAGCCCTCGTCCCTTGCGGCATATTCGAAAGGATCAAAGTACGAGGCCACTCTTTCCCTATGTGATTCGTCCACGCTTTGCCGCAGATATAATCTTGAGCCTCCAGAAGTCCTTTCAGGCGTCTCATAGCCTCCTCGGGAGACATTGGAAGAGAGATTGTGCTGCTGCGCTTTCTGCTCATTGCGAAGCTTCTCCTTTGCTTCCTTGTATTCAACCTTCGGCCAAACTAACACACAGATTGCCACTATTAGCCAGTAGGGAGGCTTGTAGAATGGGTCGGTTACCCAGGATCTTCTTAACAGAGTGTGATTAGCTAGATAGAGATACATCCCTATCAACAGATAGATAATAGACAGAAAGCCTACTATAGCTATGGTTATTCTGAGCGCTTCGTTCATTTGGGTTCCTCCAGATAGTCTGAAAGTCTCAACCTTTCTTGGTTTTCGGGTCTTACTTCCAGGTTGGCTACCATTATCTTGGCGCCAGGAGGAAAGTAAGGGTTTCCGTTCTCGTCTACGGGCAGCGGCGCAAAGGGGATGAACTCTGTGAAATCCTCTTGTAAGTGCTCCAGGCAGCGAGAGAGGAACTGAATAGTGGAGTCACAGTAAGCGATTCCCCTTACGCTTTTATGTACCCAAGCGAGAGTTCTTTTTTCTTCAGCGTTCTTTATCAGCCCCTCAAAGAGCTGCTTTAACATAGTGTAGGCAGCTCCCACACCTTCGAGTTGTTCTTGGTTTTTAGCTTCAGACATTGGTGAATTCCTCCCACCATTTTTCAGTATCGTATATCCAGCTCTCCATTGGAGGAGCTCCTCCTCCATAGAAAAGAGGCTTGCTGACATCTAAATCTACTTCTCCATTGGTTACTTGGAGAATAGGACTCATTCCTCCAGCGTGATGCGCATCTAGAAGCATTCTATAGAAACTCTTCGCGGCTTCCTCCGGACTCTCGGCCTCGACAGGCCAACCTACTATAGAAACGTAGTATTCAGCCACGACTATTGACCTCCTTTAGATCATACCTCTTAGTTTGTTCTTCCGTTAGCGGTAACAGCTTGACGCACTGTCCGAGCGCCCAGGGCTTCCCACAAGGGCACCGAATAGCATAAGCGAACTCTCCATCGAAGTGACTATGCAGGCCACAATCACAGTACAAATCAATGCAAACCTCGGTGCCCTTCCACTGAATCCAACCGTGAGGACCCGCCGCAATATCTTGCTCTGGAGCATAGATGGCTTCGTAATCAGACATCCTCTCTCCCCTTCAAGAGGACCTCTCCATCAGAAGAGGCCCTCCAACACAGGACGATATGACCTCCACACTCAGAGTGTGGGTCAGTCGTCCTCCTTTTCTTCGTCTTCTTCGACCGTCACTGCGGGGACTCCATCACTTCTGAAGATCATCTTCGCAGCGAACATAATCAACCCTATTACAAAAAACAGGGTAAAGATCGCCACGATTATGTCTGAGATTCCCCCGTCATTGTTGGGGCCTGTTATGGGTTCCATTCTTTAGTCCTCCTTGATGTAGCCCCAGCCTCTTGCGTAGAGTTCTGAGTAGTCATCTATGGATTTCTCGTCGTCTACCTTTGTGAGCTCCTCGGATCGACCAACACCGTACTCCCCCCGAGCATAGTTATACTCGCGGCTCTCCCTCGAAATCCCACGGTAGTCCCTGTTCTCCTCCCACCACCTTGGCCTTTCGTCGTTTCTTGCCCCGCTTCCCACCGTCACGTACCCTCTTCCTCCCAGAGGATACTCCACGGGGCGAGGCTTTGGGAGCTGTTCAATAATAGGCCTCCCATCCTTACCAAAGATATAAGGCCTGACTATCAGGGATTTCTCCTTCAGTCCGAAGCTGCACTTTCCTTCCTTCTGGAGCTGATAACGATTCGATCCCGGTCCTGGTTTGTAGTTATCGCAGTCTCCCAGCGAATTGACGGTGCTCTCCTTAAACTTGAGGTCGTGCGCCCTCACGACATCCACCTTATAGGGCCAGTCAGGCATCCCCGAAGGAACAACGCCAAACCTAACCACCGCTAGACTCCCACACTCCAAGATCACCCGGCCTTCCGCTTGCATCCCGAATCCCATGCTGTATTCGTAGTCGTCTTTCATCTTGGACGAAATAACTATAGAGCAAGGGAACCGGGAATTCACTCCATCCAGAGCCTTGTCGGTCCCTGAGAAAAAAGCTCCCATAGAATGATGAGAGTGGACCACACCCACTATCTCAGGACGGATCTTATCAGGAATATCCTTATCGTCCACGTCACATGATCCGTGAGTGCGCTCTTGGACTCTTGGAACAAAGAGCTGTTTTACTTTGACCTCGAAGCCATCTTTAGAGGCCGTTCCCAAAAGAATAGCCAGCCATTCCAGGCGATCCTCTGCAGCACCCGCGAACCACCCTAAAATCTCAGGGTCTATCTCAATTCTCCCCTGACACTCCTTCACTACCGGGCAGCTCGACACTGTTGATTGAATGAACATCGTCTTGATTTCCTCTCTGAAGAGCAGGGAAGTTCCACTGATCCTCGATAAATTCGTTCTCTTCTAAGACCTTTCGTACCGCCCGAGCGCCGATGCCTCCAGCTATAAACGACACATCGAGATCGGGCATCATCTGATAACCACCTGGAGCTCCTTCTACATCGAAAGGTACTCCAGGAGAAACTGTTACTATTCCGAGACCATCATAACTAACACGGAGATACTTTCCGTTAGCGAGACGGATCATATTCAAAAGAGCCTCTCGATCGGAGGTCTTCATGTCTGTGCAGTCTACAAAGAGAGTCTCGGTTTCGGTGCGACCCCTTAGATAGCTGGGTTCCAAGCGTTTGTCTATAGGAGTTATATAGCGGTCTCCCATCTTGTGACTAACAAAATCAGCCAAAAGATCTACCTTCTTAGCTCCTACCAGTGTACGAGGCATTCGAAAGTGACCGTTCCCTGTTACTCCTATATCGTCGTCGTCCCACACCTCAACTTGAATCCCCGCTGCTATATCTCGCATAAGCGCTATCGTGAGCCAGAACCCCACACCGCCAGCTCCTATGATTACTACCTTTTTTATCTCAGTCATTGTGCTCCCCCTCATCGCAGTTGTTGCATAAGATACCCTCTTCCGAGACGGTATTCTCGCACTCGCATCTATCACAACTGCAATACCAAATGTCCATAGGATAACGCTCCCTGCAAGAAGCGCACTTCTTTTCTATGACCTCTGAGACCTTTTTGTTATAGCCACACCAGTTGCAAACTGTAGTAGCGCATGCTGTTAGGCAGAGATTCTTTCGGTTGAGATCCTTTAGCTGGAAGGTTTGTCCACAACCAGCACACTTCCTATCTATGCGCTCTCTGCAAGGCTGGCAGACTTTTCCTTCTGGATGATTGCTTAGTGACGTGGAATTCCAGAGTTCATCACAGTGAGGGCACCTCTGGGCATATGCGGGGAAACAAGGTTCGCAGTAAAAACCTCTCCTCTCGTCCATTGAAGGGTCTCTATCCGCAAAACAAGCGTAGCACTTTGTAGCTTTTGCTAGAGTGTCACATTCCTCTATACATACCCTCTTAGAACTATAGACAAAGGGTCCCATAGCCGAAGCTGATTTAGTTACTCCGCACAGAGCACAGGTAGACTTAGGAAAAGCCTTACATACATCCGCGTGACCTACTTCCTGTAACCACCTATTAACATCATGGTATGGGTTACCATAACTTATAGACGCAAATAGAGCCGCGTCAGCAGAAGTAGCTGAGCCTTTACAGATTTGACTACCTGAAACGTGTGGATGGGCGTGAGTGAACTTAGGGAAAGCGTTATTTCCATTCAGGTCCCACAAACCCAGCAACCTATAAAGTCGCGTATCCACCATCCAAATCAACCTAGTCTCGTCCCACTCTCCACACTTGGGACAGAGAAAAGGAGGATTTACGAATACCTGGATGCCATTTTTAAGCTGCCATCCATCGCTCTTTAACAGAGCTTCTTGGCGAGCCTTGGCTTCCTTGACTCGATTTAAAAGCGAAGTCGGATCTTGCATTTTTCCTCCTTTCTAGATCTCCATAACGATCCAAGCGGTTCCGGTTTCGTTGATGTCCACAGATCTACCATCGTGATCTCGCCACCTTAGATCCTCGGGTTCACCATCCGGAGCCACATTGTATAAACCAGCTTCTTTCAGTTCTTTGGTGTGAAGAGCTATCTTGCGAACTGGACGCCCTGCGTGCGAATAAGCTGTGGCAGTCCTCACACCTGTTTGAGCTTGAGTTCGCATTCCCTCGATCATCTGTTCAATAGCTTCTATGATCTCAGGATCGGAAGCCAGCAGAAAGAAATCCGCGATGGCCATTAAAGCTGCAGGACCCCAAATAGGCACCGGTATATCCGGATCTCCATCCACATAAAGATCGCTGGTTGTCATCGTCCAGTAGTTTCCAGTGCCTACTCTGAGGGTCTTGTCGTTTTTCCAAATCAAACAGTATAACCCTGGCCAGTGACAACGCTCGAATCTTGAGCTGGCCAAGAGAAACTGCTTTACAGAAGCTTGATTAGCTAAATTAACACTCTCAGGCCTAGCTGAAAGTCTCATGGGAGTTCTCCTTTTTTGTTTACGAAGGTAGCTTGAAAAAGGTCGTCCAAACATACCTCCCTCAAACGTTGGATAGACAATCATAGAACAAAGAGGAGAAAGACCCCCTTTAAAGGAATCTTCCTCCCCTCTCCCTTAGAAGCCAGCCTTGGCCTGATAGACCGGAGTTACTTTCTGGTTGGGCTCCAGAAGCCTCTCCGAACCATCCGTGTTATAGAGCTTCGGAGAATCCACCGAAGTAATCAGCTCCGCAGCCTTACCAGGAGTCTCCAGTTTGAAGGCGTGAGATGCGGTCGTCTTGGACTCCCGCATGATCTGCTTGATGTGGCCGATGATCGAGATCGTCTCACCGTTCTCAAATGTAACCTGCTGGATGTCTCCCTCGACGTTGGTCATTTTGCCTTCGTTGTCGAACTGAACACCCGTAAGAGCTCCATCAATGCGCATTGCGTTACCCATAACTTTAAACTATCCTTTCTTAACACTGTTAAGTGTTTCGTCAATTTCCTTCTGAATTCTTGGGCCCCCTTAACAAAGAGGGCCCCTTCTTTTACTGCCCTCGCTTGAGGGACCACTTAGACTCTGGCCAGTTCAACTTCTTGGCTTTCGTCTGTAGGTGGAATAAAAATCCGTCCAACGTTCCGAGTTTCAACTGGAGCTTGGTAAGGTGAGCCGAATTTGCCCGCCATCCAAGCGTTCTTGAAGACTTCCGCTTTTTGGAGAAAATGGCGATTCCCTCTATTGCGGAAGTCATATTCCTTTTCGAGGAATCCCTTGAATCGGGAGTCCTCAATCTGTTGCCTATCGAAGACTGTCCCAGGGTTTAGAAAAAGTTCCAGGACTATGGGTTCACCATTGGAAGTCCTGAAAGGGTATTGACGTTTCTCGGGCATTACCTTTTTGGGTTGACCGAACTTAGCTTTCTGGATTTGAGGATTGAGAAACATAGGGATCTGTCTCCTTAGTTGGGGGAGCCTTGGAGTATCAAGGTTCCATGATTGTTACTGATTGGGAAGAGGGGGTCTCTTCCAGGGATTTGAAGTAAATTGCGCATGGAGCTCTCCTTTCAGGCAGAACGCCCGAGCTTTTTAAGAAGGTTGGTTATGTCGCGCTGGGCAGCTTTTATTTTGTGAGCTGCTATATCAACTTGCGACTCAAACTTCGCTACCTTTAGGGCCTTCTGCCAGAACTCCACGTCTTCTATTCTTCTGGCCAGGGCCTCCGTCCGCTTTTGTTCGATTGACTTCATAGGCCTCCTTTTATTTTCTAGTTTTCTTTGAGGGCGGTCTCCCTCTCCTTTTAGCTGGAGGGACTGGAGGATCGACGGTGTATTCGTAAGAGACGATCTTCTTCTCGATTGTGTTTTTGGTGGGCACGAATAGAGCGCCATTCTTGAGAATGAGCACTTCGTTCGAATGCCAATCATCGTGACTCATTGGGCAGTAGTTACCCTGATGCCTGGGCACGGGAATCTTATGTAAAATCGCCCAATTCCGCTTCTCACTCTCATCCTCTTCGTTTGTTTCGTTGAGAAAATCAAGGAGCCCCTTATCCGTGTTGTAGAAGTAGACATCTTGATCCCAAGTTATTACTACGTACTCCACGGTGGGAGCTCGTTTACCTCGTGGCATAAAAGGTCCTTTTGTTGTTAGGTTAGTCTCGATCTTTGGAATACTTCTGTTCCATCTTCAGAAGCATTAACAGTATAGCTCCCGCGAACATACAAGCTACGGGACCATCCCCTTTTTTGCACGATAGGATAAAACCTACTACAAACAACACATAGGCCATAAGCCCGAATGCCAGGTCAGTAGCAGGTCCTATCAAATAGCGCCATTTGCTGAACTTTTGAAATCTACGCCTCATCAGGATCTCCCGCTGTTAAGAGAGGAACGCTGATCGTAGTAGTACTAGAAAGTTGCCTGGAGTCCTCTACGATCTCTCCCTCTAGAACGCCATCTTCCAAAATCCCCAATATTCGCAGGGCTTCTGGGGGCCAATAGGTGCTATGGTTCCAGCCAGGAGTGTCCGATTGCATACGAAAACACGGAAGGGTTTCACCATCGCACTCTATTTCTGGAGTAGCCCAGGTAGAAGCAAGAAAAGTATAGGTATCTTCCTTGGGAACGGGTTTCCCCTCTCTCCAGATCGTCCCTCCAGTGTATGACCAGTCCATACTAAGACCAGCTCTGACGACCTGGGGATTCTGCATCTTGATAATGCGAGCCGCGAGTTCCCAATCAAATACTCGCTCTTCCTTGTGACGATGAAGTTCGCCCATCAAGAAAGCTCTCATCGTATCCATCTAGTTACCTCCTAGTTAATTGCTGCGTTTTGTTCAGCGCCCTCTATGCTATCTTTGAGTAGCTGAAAGTAACGCTGGACCATTGGCACACTTTTTAGGGTATCCAAGGCATCTCCGAAAGTAGGAGCCTCAGACAGGGCAAACTGAATCGGTCCCCCCTTTTCGTCTGCTATTGCAAAGTCGAACTTGAGAAAAGCTGCCCACTTTTGTCGGAATGGGTCATAAGTCATGATGATGTTAGCTTGTGGCATCTTTTTTGGTCTCCTTTACCTCGACTCTATGGACATGGATTATCTTAACGACGAACTCCAGAGCCATATTTATAGCAACCCCTATACAAAAAATAACAGGAACCACTATCAGGTAAGTGAACACTCCTAGCTTGAACATATTTCCCCAGCTAGCGAAGGTCCAGTTAAGTAGCTCTAGCATCTTCGGAGACCTCCTGTAACCAGATAATCGAATTCGCTAGCACTTTAGTGGGAAAGAGAATAACTCCGTCGTCTAACTGCCATCCTAGCCCAGTGCTCTTACCCTCAATTACCAAAGAAATCTCATTCAATAGCTGGTCTTGCGATTTGGCTCCACGATACTTGAATTCTAAAACTTCCCGAGTAATTGGGTTTAGAATCTTGAGTAGAAGCATTATTTCTCCTTCTTGAAAGTCCACTCGGTTACTTTCGATTTCTCTTGAGGTACTACTACCTCGCCTTTGATAATAAGGATAGGAGGCCCATCTCCCTCACTAGGCCAGAAATTGGGATCAGGGTTACCTTCTAAGTCTTCGAGTTTCAAGAACTCAACATTCTCATAATCTCCATCATTGAGCTCGGCCAGAAGAGCCTTTTCTTGATAGACCTTAACTCTAGGCTCTCCATCGTAGACAGTTATTTTGAAATACACTGGCATCTAGCCTCCTAAAAGAGAGGTTCGTATATCTTGACGAACTTCTCGGCTTCCATTCTCTCGTCTGGAAAGAGAGATCCCATATCGTAGTTCACCCACCCTCTGCGAACTTCTATTATTCGCACTGGCGGATAATTTTTCCTATCAAAGGGATCTTTCCAGTTCTGCCTTATTACCCACAGAGAGTTAGGAACCAAAAGTAACTCAGCATTCAAAACAGGCTCAGGTACTAGAACTAGGTCTAGGGACTTCTTCTTCTTGCGTTTGAACCACTTGATTAAGTTCACTAGGTTACTCCTTTAAAAGGGCGATCCAGCTAGTCTTATAGTCCAGCTACCCATCGCCCCGTTTGAGTTACAGAATTGGTTGACTCCCCTTTCCACAGCCTTCGCATTCCACGAAGAACTGAAGCATCCGTATAGAGGGCCTATTAGCACCGTATCTCTCCAGCTCTGAAACAGAACTAGAACCTTTTCTTCAGACTCCAGTCTAACCTCTATCTTGGACATATACTCAGCTTTACCTTTGTCTATATCCTTGGGATTGAGATGAAGCTTTAACGCTGAGATCGCAGCGTTCATAGTTGCAACTACTGCGACTTCTTTTACTGCCTCTATCAGAGACTCATCCATTTCATTTCTCCTTTCTAAAATGACGCCGGGAGGGACTCGAACCCTCCCCCAAGAGCCAAGTTCCTCCTCGGCGTCCTCTCTCAGGCCTCGACCCACCCCTGAGTTGTTTGGCCTGAGATTTCCTTAGTCCTCTTTCTTGGTCATAGATCTATGCCAACTATCAAGAGGTCTACTCCATAGCTTTCCGTTGGGCCCAACATAGACCACTGTTACTGGATAGCTATTAGGATATTGGGTATCTATATTGGTAATGAATAGAACTATGTAAGTAATTCCATTACGATGAACCCATACAGACTGTGGTCTGACTTCTCGTAGCAATTCTTCTAGCTCGTCCATAAGTCTCCTTTCTCAAAATGGGAGGGAGCCCCCATCCTCACGAGCATACACTGGAAGGAACTCCCCTTACCTCCCAGACTCAACAAGGGCTCCCATAAATTGGCGGACCCACAAAAGGCCTCGATAGTAGACGATCCCCCCAGACCGTCGACTAGGCTAGTGTGGGTCCATAAATCAACTATCTTTAGCGCTTAGTACGCCAGCTCGAAGCTTTTTCATAGCTATGTCGATCGCGATGAAGGCTCCTACTAGAGCGCCTATCGTCTCTAGTTTTTCCTTCACATTCTCTGCCTCATCATCCTCAGCTCCGACATCACTGACCATCTCTCGAAAATCACTATTAGCTTTGAGAACTCCCTCTATCGCTGAGAGCATTCTTTCTTTCTGAGTTGGTTTCATTTGGTTTCCTTTCGTTTAGAGAACTCCATTTCTAGCTAATGCTACTCCAAGTATTATTCCTAGTAACACTAGAAGAAGCGCGACTATTACTATTACAACGTCTTCGTTTTTCTCGTTATTCATAAGGGCCACAGGCAGGATTCGAACCTGCATCTCACAAGAAAGAAACAGTGAGAAGAACGTCTCAACGACTGATCATCTTATTACTCTCAGGCTTATAGGCTAGCTCCACTCCTGAGCCACTGCTTACTTGCTAGCTTTCCTTTGAGGTCTTACCTTGGCTTATCCTTTAGAAACGACTGTGACCATAAAAGGGTAGGGCGCACTAGGGTACCGTCTCGCGTCAAGTCATGTACTTGAATATAGTCAGAGCCTAACCACGAAAGTGTTGCGCCCATAAAGGGAAGGGGTGCTGAGTCACAGTAGACAATTACACGCTCTCACCTACTGCTACTAATCAGAACAGCGTCCTGTTCTCACTACCACCGTGTCGTGATAGATCCAGCTACCCCATAACTTGAAGGGACCGATCCGGCCTTACCCTATTACTCTCGAAAGACGCTATGGCGGGGTGACTCCGACGATCTTTGGTCCCATAACTTGTCTAGATACTTGACTCATCAATAACTACGTATCTAGATATAATTACCTTGCCATATTCGGGACTCATATAAGCAATGCTTTCGATTACTGCGGCTAGTCCCCTTTCTTGGAGTTTACCATTTAACAAACACTCCAACTCTTTCCTGTCGTCGTCGTTAGCAAATGTAATCACAAACATTATTTTGCTCCTTTCTAAATTGGTGGCAGGGCGAGCGAATTATGTTTGAACGCTCGGGCTAGCTAGCGCAACCCTGCCATAAGAGAGGCCGCGAACTCCTCTTTCGAGGCAGACAACGGAGGTCTGTGTCTGTGATACCTTCGCGGCCAACTTGAGGCCAAACGATTCGCATGACGATAGAGCCGCTATAGCCTATATGTCCTTGCTCTAACAGGGCCATCACTGGCGATCCCAACATACTCTTCGTTTGGCCTATGGACAGGCCGGGAATTGAACCCGGAAGCGCCTCCTTAGACCACTAACCTGCCCGTAAGAAGCTCCCTCTCAACGTCAACCTATCTCCTAGTCACGCGTGAACCGTACATAGGTATATAGTGATACCGGAGCTTCACTGACCCCCTGGGATTCGAACCCAGAACTTCCACATTAACAGTGTGGCACTCTACCATTGAGTTAGGGGCCAACAGAGAGATCCACCCCACCATCCCAGATGGGTTCCAGAGCTCGTAATTGGCATTCCTGGATTAACTTCGTGGATCTCTCAATGCCGCAGGAAGGACTCGAACCTACCTAGCCGAAGCAACTGATTTACAGTCAGCTTGACATCCCCGTGTCATCTGCGGCTTCCATATCTAGGGCTAGGGAGTCCCAACGAATGCCAATACAACAATCAGCATTATTAGGGCTATAGCTACTATTACAAAAAGAGTTTTCTCTTTGCTGGACATATTATCTACACCCCCTTGTGTATAATAGTAGTAACATTCTGCTCCTTTTGCTGTTTAAATAGAGGGTATTCTGAGGCTTTCATAAACAGATAAACTATGAAGAGGCCTAGTAGAAACAGAATAACTCCTACTATTATTCTTTCGAGTCTTGACATAAAGTCTCCTTTGGTTACTTAGTGAGCCAATAAATAGTGAACCCTAGTAACATAACCCAGAACATAAACCAACCAAACTTATTAAGAGCGCTTCCTCTTGCAGGAATAAAGCTCTTCTTGCGGGGAGCTGGAGGATCACAAACCTCACATAACAAGACTCCCTGGCTGGTTTGGGTTCCACAATTTATGCACTTATAGCGTCTTACTCTCATCTAGAAAACTAACTCCCTTTTAAGGAATAAGGTCCATAGGCCAATCTCTTGATAGATCACGGAACAAAGATCCCAACCATTATTCCCTAGCTGATTCAGGAAATCCTCGTCAGGAGCTTTGGCCATAGATACTATTCTGTATTCGAACTTCATAGATCTCCTTTCTAAAAGTTGGAGAGCGGCTTTTGAGTTTTAGAAGACCACGACAACGGTCTCTCCACTCTCATAAGTGAGTTCAGTTTCTGGATCTACCGTCTTTTTTATTTGGTCTTTGAACTCATGGAATTTTCCATAAGATCCACTTGCGCCAATTCGCAGATCTCCGTCTCCATCCTCTATCATCTTCTCTAAGAGATAGTACATATCTTCAACGGTCATGATTTTTTATGCATCCTTTCATAAGTCTCTTTCGCTTCTTGCATTACACTTTTAGCTCCCAGGAGCGAGGGATTGAAGGTTCGATCCTCGGTGACTAGGGATTGCTCCATCTGGTCTAGATCGTCAAAATATTCAATGTCCGCTCCTCCATCCCAGCAGCTACAACCAGACGCAGTTACAAGAGCGAACTTCCCTGTCTTTTCGTCGAGGCCTATAAAAGTGTAGTCCACTTCATAAGAGGAGCCCTCATCTAGCATAGCTAATTCGGTTAGCTCTTTTGTAATGTCGTAGTAGTCCATCTCTTCTCCTAGCAACTGCAGCTAAAAATGTTCTCGCTCTTATCTACACTGGGATCAACGAATCTTCCTCGAATGACCTCATAGTGTTTCCAGAATTCTTCAGGATCGATTTCGCCGTGGCAGTCCACTGGGAAGGTGATCCAGTCATCTACTCCCCGAGCTATACCATCGGCTTTGTCCATCAACCAAGCATAAGACACGCAATACTCTTCTGCTAAGTTGGTCATCCACTCGACAGAAGCCTTGGATTCTGCAGGCACAAAAGGCTTGTAGTCACTTATAACGTTTGGATGCTCCCAGTGATGCCTTAAAGTTGTGATAGTACCAGGGTAGAGAAAGAGATAGAACTTCTGACCCTTCATCACATTTCCCTTCAGAAAAGGGTCTACTATTCCTATAAGAGTTCCCCAGGCTGTAGCTACCGCGCCGCCATCTCTCTGGAAGCTTCCTAGTCCAACGTGCTGGCCAGGAGTTAGATAGTCTCCAGCTACTACTGGCAGCACTGCAATATGAACCGCGTCTCTTTCTTCGTTCCCCTCCAATATCTGACCTAGCTTTGGGGTTTGTTCTGGCATCTCTTCTCCCTCCTTCGATCTCTTATGATCTTCTTGCTCAGCTTGTGAACGTATTTTTTGAGCTTCTTTCTATCCATTTTGTTACTCAGCGTAACTCCCATAGAGCTGGGGCTATTACAAAGAACCCCAGCAAAAGACAAGCTATTAGTATAAGCCAGTCCAATTTATCCCACTTTCTCACTTGAATCTCCTGGTAAAGGGCTCGATTTTGGTCTTGCCACATCTACTGCATTCGTAAAGGGCTAGATCAGTCCGAGATCTCCTTCTACGGGAATCTGCGTCTGAAATGGTTCTTTTCCAGTTCCAACTAAACCCCAGAAGGTTGCATATTACAAGGTGAAAAAGCCATCTCATAATCTCTCCTTAATAGCGAAAGAACCCCACTATGTCGAGTAACATCCAGACTAGCAGGGTAACAATCGCCCAAATAACAACGCGGGTGAGTGACTTGTTTTTGTTAGTCACAGTTACAGGTAGCTATGTACCAACCATTCTTTAAGAGAGCCAGGGCCTCGGACTGGACGCTAGAGAGTTCTAGTCCGTGGTCAGCCAGAGTTGCTATCAAGGCAGGGGTGTTATAGTCATGGTCACACCCCAGAAGGCTCTCTAGCTGTTGACCTAGCTTTTTGTCCTGGATGGGTATCACAAATCCCTTGGTCTTGAAGTGATAGCATCCCGTGCATCCATACTGATGAAATATGGGATACCCTGAGCTACTAGGAATTATCAAGTAAGCATCAGGATGGTAAAGAAATCCGTCATCTCCTAAGAACATCATATCTTGAAAGAGAAAGAATTCTCCTCCTTGTGTCATCTTCTCGAACACGAAAGGGCTCACTTGGCCCGCGATGAACTTCAGTTGGTCATACTCATCTATCATATGGCGAAGTCTATCCTTTCTGTGACGGTAAGGCTCTCGATCCATTGCCTAACTAGGGCCACTCTGGCCACTATCTTATCTCTTAGGACCTCCATCGAATCTGATTGAACATATATTGGTCCATCAAACTCTATGCTTTTAGTATGAGGTCCTTGATTGGGATTCACCTTATACGATATAAGCGCGCTGCAAGTGAAGATAGTTCCCTCACCTTCGAACTTCGCGCCAGTTAGGGCCTCACTTATGCTCTTTCGTCCCTCGCTAGTATGTAGCTTATGAACTTGAGAGCTACCCACTACAGCTATTACTTCGGCCTCCTTGCGGCCCTTGCGAATTCTTTCTATAGATATTTTCGTCATTTAGTCCTCCTCAAAGGGAGGAGAGCCCTTAGCGACCCTAGCGAGCTCTAGGACCGAAAGGTAATCCGAGCTCAGCCAGGAGACCTATAGCAGTAGGTCTAGGGCTCTCCAATTGGTGAGGGCCTATCTCAGGGAGTACTCACTCGGTTATAAACCCTGGGATACGATTGGCCCTCATAAATGGGAGGGAGTCTTTTCCACCCCAATCTCAGATGAAATGGTGAGCCACTGAGATATGGCTCTGACTCCCAAAATTCAAAGTGTGCCTCTCCCCGAGTCGAAACTCAAGAGGAGAGGACTTTATTTAATAGGTTGATGGGAAATGGGCCTCAATATCTTGGCCCCCGATTGAGTAATAGCCGTCCTCTTTCATAGTTCTCAAGAGATGAATGCAGTTTTGCGCCATCTCCCAAAGCGAACACTCGGCTTCTGAGGCTTCTCTGGTTTGGGCCTCTTCGAATTCGCTCGCTAGGTCGTCCTCAAGTTTAGCGAGGTTTATCATGGGTACTCCTCTTTGGCGTGTTGTGGGGTTTCGATCAAAAAAGGGACGCCAGAGCCTATTAAAAGCGCTCTTCGGTCCCTTTCTTGGTCTCTTCTGGTACGAAAGTTGCCGTAGTGAGGTGAAAATTTCACCACATCTCAACAACTGATATACCTCTTTATATAAGAGGTGGGTAAGAGGGTTTAAAGGACTTAGCTCTCCTGAGCTGGAGTCTCTTCAGCGGTGGGCTCAGAAACCTCGGGGGTCTCTTGAGTCGCGGGAGCATCATTCACATCGGCCTCTTGGTCGACATACTCAACATTATCTGTAGCCATTTTCGGGATGTCCTTTCTGAGTTAAAGGTTGAAAAATAGGCAGACCCTTACAATACGCACTAAAAGGGCCTGCCTCCGAGTTGAAAATCACACGTAAAGGAACGACCGCTTAGCCGCTCCCCAAGGAGACCAACCTAATTCGATCATACGCAACGACAAGGTAAACTCGTATGACCTACTGACTCAGTTGGCCCCTATGGGCAACGCCTTTACGTCTGCCAGTACATGGCTAGTACCTCCAAGTTAAAGGTTGAACTTTTCATTATTCACTGTTGCGGATCTATTCTAACTGATTTTTGTATTGGAGCTAAAACCGCTCCCCCAAGGACTCCACCTTTCTTGGAGTCCAAGGGGCAATGGTTAGCGTACAAGACAGCGCCAAGATCCATCTGAAAATATGTCATACAGATGGAACTCTTCAAAGAACTCTGGAGCGTCAGGGCCTATCACCCAAAGAAGCGCTCCTCCATAGTAAGTGGTTTGAACTTTGGGGATCTTTATCTTACAAGGCGCTTTGTCGAGCCATTGCAGTAGATCCCATATAGAATTGAAAAGCCTCGCATAGCCTCTCATAGGACTCCTTTCTAGTCCAGCACAGTAATCGGATAAGGTTTCGACTCATTATCCAGTGACACTGAATAACAAGAATAATCGTCACAAGTATCTGACCATCTAATAAGGATCTCAATAAAGCTGTGACTCTTTCGACAGACATACATATTTCCCATCTGTCCCTTTATCGAGATCCACCCCACCCACTTGCATGTGTCGCAGTCATGCTCGTAGGGCTGAATTACCTTGGGCATATCTAGTCCTTTCTCTTAGGCTTCTGAAACTTTATCTTAGGGCCTGCCTCTCTGGGCGTAGGCATTGGTTCACGATAGAAGCCCCTATTAGGGGCCCGACATTTGGCTTTGCAGTGCAAGTCAGGGCTCGCCATATCCGTTTGGGTTATGAGAGCCCCTTCTACAAATGAGGCCCTGCGCCGAAATTCTTTCTCCTGCGCGGCCAGGGCCTTCTCACGCTCCCTTTTTTCGGAGGGAGTCTCTTTAGGCAAGGACGCTTCATAGCATTCCTTGGCTTCTTGAAGCAAGATGAAAGCCAGGGCCTTGAGATCTTTTCTGAGCATATCAGAAACGTGCTCAGGGTTACGCGCCTCACCATTCTTTAAAAGGTGAATCGCTCTCTCAATGCGCCTTTCTTTTAAAGCTTTCCTCTCGTCTCGCTCTGCAAAGCCTTGGATAGAGTTAAACATTGTGTCCTCCACTTCAAGGCCAGGACTTCTACTAGCCCAGACTGAAAACATAAACATCGGTGCAGCCAGTATGCCACAGTATTACCCTACTAACTTTAAACTCACCACAAGGTAACACTATGTAATCGCCAGCCACAGGAACGCGGGACAGCTCAAAAAAGCCCAGAGATTGCCCCACGGGATTTTTTATCTCAACAACTGCTGGCATACTTTTACCTCTTTCAAAGCCAGAGCCTCTACTAGACAGTAGGGCCATCCAAAAGTAACGAAGGGAGTAACCTAAACTAACTAGATGTTACTCTATGTTAGTCTGTGTTACTCCCCTTTTACCTTTATGCACTATGCACAAATGGCGCAGTATTATCAACTAATGCCGCTGAATAACCATTGCGCCTAATCCACCAAATAGCTTCGATCTTAGTCCAGAAATGGCGCAGTTTAACACGCTGGCCATATTCCATTACTTCGACTTGATAAAGGCGCAATTTAGTTGCGTCACTTGTCAAATAGACAGTTATCATAATCTCCCTTTCGTGTGATTTATGCTCTCAATAGACTCGCCACCCTATTTAGCAAGATAGCCTGATTAACTACGCACTAACAGTTGCGGCTTCAGCTTTTTCCACTGCATCTATCGCGTCCGCCTCTTCGGCGTCCAGATACTCATTGATTGCCTGCGCGCTGAAATACTCTTCAAACTGCGCCTCATCGTTGAAATCCGTCCCTTCGTCCGAATTGGCGATGTTCTGCTCAATGAGCCGTTCGACGATAGCGTCTCTCTGCTCGAATTCCATAGTAGGATATCGCGCATAGACTTGTTTGCTCGCTCGCCTAACTGCCCTATCTCGCCACGTAATAGGCTTCTGAGTAGCTTCTGGCAGAGCCGCCGATGTATCGGTAGACTCTACCTTTGATCCTGGAATTGTTTCCGCTTTCGGTTCGGGATGATGTTCGCCGTAGACTTCACCACGGGCAATGTCAGCCATCATCAATTCCAGCCTTCTGGCTTCGTCTGCCGCAAACGCCGCGATAGTCTTGGAGTTTTTCTTGGCGTCTTTCAGCTCTTTGAGCCATTGCCCTATTCCGCTGTACATCAAGCCACAAAAGCGAGCTAGGACAAGCTGAACGATAAGGCTAGGATCAAACTCGAAACGCTTATCCTCTGGATTCTGGCCTGTGAGCGTTCTGAGAATCGCGCCACACTCGGCCACCTTATCATTATTCAGCTTGTTAGCCGCGTCATTGATGAGTTCGAGTGACTTGCGAATTCTTGAACCGTGCGTTCCGCCCGTATCCAAAACTAAATACTCAACGGTCGCCCTAAACTTCCAATCCTCTCCAGCCATACCCTCTACTGTTTTGGATTGAACGCCCTTGCGACCGTCAAACAATCCAGGCTTAGGTTGCTTCACTTTCCCTTTAGGTGAAACCTTTTCAGGCGTTCCCTTGAAGGCCACGTTCGAGAGAGAAGTGAGAGCATACAGACAGAAGCTAACAGACGCCTTAATCGCGGAGATAATGGGCATTGAAACGCTGATACCATCGGGATTGATTCCGTGGCCGATGCGCTCTTTGCCTTTCTCATCATAGAGGCTTCCAAGTCCCAAAGCCCACGCCGTAAACTCTTCTATCTGCGCGGCTATGATCTGGCCACCGCGATTGCCCCATTCCTTTTGCTTATCCTCAAGCGCGGGAATGATCGAATCATAATCGTCCGACTTGAAGGCCGTCCGAATTCGAGCTATCAAAGCCTCCGTATAGGAAGCCTTACGATTATCATCGCCTTTCGTATCAAGCGTTTCGGGCGATGTAATAGCGCCAAGAACTGACAATTTCAACTGTGCGCCTAATTCAACGTTGAGAGCTGAAACTGTGTTGATAGCTTCGGTGGTAGCCTCTGAAGTTGGAACGCCGTTTGCTTTAACGAGTCTTGTATTTTTCTGATTAGACATTGTGGTCACCTTTCATTGTTTGCCCCTCTCGGAGCGACTATTAACTACGCCCTTTTCGGAGCGTTCGATTTGCTCAATGAAGGCCACCTTGCCAAACAGACTAGCGAGTCAATTCAGAGCATAAACCTTTAACTTCAATATTTACGTCGCCCTTGCATCACTCCCAGGCCAGATTAGCTAATCCCACGACTTACCGCCTGCGCGTGGGACTGGGAACGCTTTCCAGGTGAAAGCGCGCTTGTGATCGCTTCGGGCTTTCGTTTTCAAACTAGCGACAATCTCTTAGGCTAGGATGAGATTGACCATATCAAATGGTGAGCGCACCTTAGATTAAATGCGCGCGGGGTGTCAAGTGAAAAATCATAGCACCGCTCTATTGACAAACGAATTTATTATCGGACGCATTTTAGGTTAAATGGTCATACCAATTTCAGCTCCGATGTTGAGAGTCGGTTCACCATACTAGTCGCCCGGTTCCCCTCTCCGGTTACCCACCCTCGGAGCGATGTCACTCCCCAGCGAACAGCGCGTCAGCGCGGTGAGCGGTGCCCTGGCCAATCCGTTCATTAGAGATAGTTAGACATCCTATATATAAGATAGGGTATACCGGTAGTCAGGTAGTCCGGTCTTTAGGTCTTACGGAGGACTTGGCGCGCCGTTGGATGTCGCTCCCAGGCTTAGTTGTCGCGAGGCGGGGGAGATGAAGCGCACGGGAGCGCTACGATATTACAAAAAATTTTTTTTTATTAGATGGGTCAAAAGAGGGCTATGTAGCATTCTACATAGGGTCTGGGCTATATAACTAGAATAGTAACAATGGCGCGCAGATTTTAAGGAAAAGTGACCAGAATCGCGGTCTGAACGCGGAGAGACGGCGCAGCCCAGGAAAAAGTTCTTCCTTCCTTTTATAGATTTCCCTCTCGGCTTACCTGCGCTTCACGCTAGCATGTCTTGAAAAATCCGTCAATCTATGTAGTATGCTTTCCAAGCGCGGGCTAATCCGTGCCAAACTGACTAAGGAGCGTTGATATGCCTGGAATTATAACAGGAGGCCTTATGGGAGGAGGTCGACTGATTGATAGAGCTGCACGTCCTCTCAATGGGCAAGAAGTTGCCCGAGCTATTGAGTCTCACGTTCTCTCTTTAGCTAATAAGATCCTGAACGACGCGGGGGTGTATAGTGACCGGTCGATGGAACTCATCGAAACTATGACTAATGACCTCCACGAATCCTTTCTCAAACACACTCAACTCACAAAAATCAACATAAGGTATCCCAAAATAGGATGGGAGGTGAAAGTACGTTTAGAAGAGAACGAACTCAACCAGTACCATATGAGCGCGGAGGTGGATCTCGATCTCGAAAGAAATCTCCGAATCCCTATTCGAGTAGGCCAGAGTGGGTTTGGTCGCGTCATCTCAAGCCGAGAAGAAGAACGTATCCCTACCGACATCCCAGACAAAACTCGCAAAGAGTTTGATCTCCCTATAAAGGCTGAGATCGTGAAAACCAACGGCGAGGTGGTCAACACCGATCTCCGAGAACTCCAGCAAGAACGTCGAGCGGCTCGCACGGTAGATGTCGGTCGCGCCAAAATCGAAGGACAAGTAGTAACGAAAGGAGCTCCTATAGTACTTCCGACAGAAGTTCCAGAGATCTCTCTCGATGAAGTACTAGCTGAGCCGCCAGTAATGGCTAAGAACCCCGAAGCCCCTCCCCTTCCAGAGAAGGGATCTATGGCTCAAAAGACTAGACCACAAGCGAGATTTAAGTAATGATCTGGATATTTGTAACAGGAGTTCTTTGTTATGCCTTGGGTATATATGGAATATACTTAATGGCTAAATATACCCAGATCAAGAAATAGTAAGGAGTTCGAAATTGAAACAACTAGCATACGAATTCGGAATTCTAGATGTTGCTGCAGCTCTCGTCGCTGCTACTCAAGGTGAGATCGAAGACGGTATCTATAAACTCTCTATGAATGGAGAGACCATCGGCGCGTCGATCCCTAGAATCTTCGCAGGACAGCGAGATGAAGTTCTTCCTGGCTTTGTAAGTAGGGTAACTGGAATTACTCTAGTCAGACTTTCTGGTGGGGCTCTTGACGGAACCACCTTCAGAGTGGAGAAAGGTTTAATAGTGGAGTACTATGGCGTTAATTCAAATCAACACGGACCTGAAACTAGTAGCGAAGCAGCTTCAGAGAATAGCTGATGCGCTCGATCGAGCTATCCCTAACTATGAACTAACCCCTGTTGTAGAGGAACTCAATGAACAAGAGAGCCAAGAGCGTCCGAAAAATGTCCTCTCCTTCCCCGAAAGAAGTGGTTGGGAAGAGTACGCCCCTCGAAGAAACTACTGACTCTCTCTTTCAGGTCAACGAAAGTGGAAGGGGGGCGGCATTAGTGTTGCGTTGGCCCGGTCTAGCCAATATCAAGCCGCGACTCGATGCACCCCCTCCCACCCAACCCGGCTCTACGGACTTCTGGGTTACTCAAGTCTTCGGTTCTCGTGAGAAGGGACTGGAATATATAGAATCTCTCGTAGCAGGTCAGGCTGAGAATGCTGATCAAAAGTGGGTGAAACTGATTCTCCTCTACAGAGAGTGGGAGACTAGACACAAGCAAGGGAGACTTCAAGAACCCCCTACGCTAAATATGGTCTGCCACTCTCTGAATTTTGACACTCCTACCTTCATTCGAGAGCTCCAGAGTGGGCTAGTAGCCTACGTCAAAAGCCAAGCTATAATGAAGGCTATAGCTGAAAGTCCGAAGGTAATAGATAACCTGAATCGAAAAGCTAAGGACAAGAAAGCAGACGTTCGCACGATCGAGCTTCAACTACGAGTCGCGGGTGTTATAGACGAGAAAGGAGCTCCCGTGCAGGTAAATGTCAATCAACAACAGGCCATCATAGGCGTTAAAGACAAAGATAAGCTAAGAACTCCTCTTCTACAGTTCAGCGACACAGTTCAGAGCATAGATGAAGAGGTAAGGAGAAGTGATGACGTTTAGGGAACTAGCAGAAAACCAAGGACTATTCGTTACTACTAACAACGTAGTTTATTTTGAGAGCTATGAGATGACTAGTGATTTTGCTCACGAAGCTCTTGAAGCTGGAATACGAACCGAAGTTCACAAAGGTACTAACGATGGAAAGACTACTTATGCTGTAGTAGAAAAGCTAGAGGACAAAAGATGAAAAGATCCTTCTCTGATCTAACCGGCGATCCAGTAACTGGAGAGTTTGATTCTGTTGGAATCGAATACTCTCATCCACTTTTCGAAGTACCGAATGCCGTAGTGATGGCTAGGGTAAGCTTTCGAATAGAAAACCACCCAACCGAAACCGGAAGGCGTCCAGACCTAAACAAGCAAGACATAATAACCCTATTAAGGGGACTCTTCGAGACCTTTAGAGACTCTAGACCAGGAGCTTAGTATCTATTCTCGCATAGTAGTAGAACGTAACCTCCTGCGCGCCGAGGAGATCATAAAACGAGAACATGATCTCCCGCTGCGCTGGAACCTCAAGATCCCTACTTCGGGTGAGAGGCAGGAGATGCGAGCTCACTTCGATACCTTACTCGACCACAAGGGTTACTTAATAAGAGATGTTACTAAAGAAGAACGCTTCTGGATCTTACTCGAAAACACGATCTGCAAGTTAGACTTCCACTACTTCGCTAATCTCTATGGTACCATCATAGACTGGACTAGCCGCCCTACTCTTATAGAGTTCAACATAGCTCAGAGAATAGTTCTTGAACTAATAGCTCGAAACGAACAGCTAGGTCACGCTCTCAACTTTATGTATCTCAAGGCCCGCCGCCTTGGAATCACAACGGTATGGCAGCTTCTCCTAGCTCATAGAGTGTTCTTCTACCGCAACGTCGGCGCTTATACAGGATCTGCTGAGGAAACCAAATCCCGAGAGATGGTCCGAATGATCGAACTGATCTGGGACTATCTACCCTGGTGGATGAAACCCCGCCGCACTTCCTACACCCGAGGCGAGTTGATGGAGTTTGCAGACCTCAACTCTGCTCTAGTAGTCCAGTGGGGTAACCAGAAACAGGGTATCGGGCGAGGAGCTACCCCCACAATAGCTCATATGTCGGAGGTCTCTTCGTTTCAGAAGCCAGAGGAACTGATCGACGCGGCTCTTGCTAAAGCTATTCTAGAGAACCCTTTCGGTATGTTGGCTATGGAGTCGACCGCCAACGTTATCGGAGACTGGTGGAACCTGACCTGGGACTATATGGTCGAGTCAGATGCCAAGGGACTAGCCAAATATAAGCCGGTGTTTCTACCTTGGTACGTGGGTACTGACCTGTATCCTACTGAAGCTGGCTATAGAAGACGCCCTGCTCCAGACGATTGGACTGTTCCAGCTTATGTGTCTAAGCACGCGGAAGCTGCAGCAGTCTATGTAGCTTCAAATAAGATCCTTCGTGACTCAATGGGTGAGAACTGGCAGATGTCCCGTCGCCAGATGTGGTGGTACTACCTCGAATACGAAGAAGCTCGACGCAAGAAACAACTCCATATCTTGCTTAGAGAGCTCCCCGCGTCGGCTCACGAGGCTTTCCAGAACGCTAACCCTTCAGTATTCCTTTTGGAGACTATGAACGAAGTTCGCACCGAGACTCTAGCATCGGAACCCGTGGGAGTCTTTCAACTCTCTGGAAAGGAAATCCCCTTTATCTACAGGGATCGTAAGATCGAGGGTGATCCTATCAGTCTAAGGTGCATCTCAAACGAGGGAGTCTTGATGGAAGAGTTCTCTCTCGAACCCGTAGAGTGCGATGGATGGCCTGACACCGATCCAGATGGAAAGATCTTCTTATGGGAGTGGCCCCAGGCTGGAGAAACTTATGGGGTCTACTGCGATCCTTCCGAGGGAGTCGGTCGAGACGGCTCAGTCATAGGAGTTATCAAGAAAGCTACCCCCTGGCATCCCGACGAACAGGTAGCTGAGTGGAGATCTCCTGTAGTAACCCAACACGATCTCTGGGCCTGGATGTTCGCTCTCTGTCACCTCTACACTGTGCGCGGCATTGAGGGCGAGTGGATGGAACCCCTAGCCGCGATCGAAGTCAACATAGGAGCTGGAGACGCAGTTCAGACAGAGATGCTAAAGCGTGGCTACGGAAACTTTTACCGCGAGATGGATATGACCCAGATAGGCGAAACGGGTCCTCAGTTCCAGAAACGCCCTCGATCAATTCGAGACCGAATCGGCTGGCGAACAGATGTCCGGACTCGCCCGAAAATGATTTCTCTCTTCCGAAAGATGGTACGAGATGGCACATTTAGAGTAAGATCTCCATTCTTGGTTCGAGAGATGGCTACTCTCGAATACAACATAGACAAGCAAAAGATAATGGCCGTTAATGGAGAGTGGGACGATCGGATTATGGGCCCTGCGATTCTTCTAACTTGCTGGTATGATCCCGAGATCTACGGGAACGCTCCTCACGCTTTTATCCAGGAGCGTCAGTACGAGGCTGAGTTAGAAAAGATGCCTGTTTATATGGGCGACAAAGGGATCGGGAGAGGCAGCTACTATAGTGGCCCTATTACAAACAAGAAGGATTCGAGGAGTTTTTCTTATGTCTGATCTTTACGAGAGTATGAGGGAAATGTACAAGAAAGCCAGCGAAGGGAAAGTTTATCCAGACGCGATGGTAGCTTCTGAATCGTGGTTTCGTTTCCGAATGGGAGACGCAGCTTTTGAGGAAGCTTTCCAGAGTGGTAGAGCTAGCTACTTCTGCGCGGCGGACCTAGCTGAAGGAGCCGACGAAGATATAACTAGAGATGGCATAGTCATAGTAAGTACTTAGTATGTCTAACAAAATAACCTACTCTCAACTTCGAAAAGGCTACGAAGAAGCTCTTCGAAATAGCCAGCTTCCACACGAGTTCATAGTTGTCAGCATAGGAACTCTCCGAGCAGTATTCGGAGACAAGGTAGTCGAAGAAGAAATAAGAAAGGGACGCGCTTTCCGAGTTCCAATCACCAAGGTAGTAGAAGACGAATACGAGACACAAATATGGCCGAACTAGATTATGAATGCAAAAATGGACACATCTTTCAGAGAGGTCGCGGCAAGGACATTGAGAGGTGTCCTAAGTGTCGCTCAAAGAGTGAAATCATTTGGCTATCTCCTCGCTCACCGCATCGTCAGCTTCAGACGCCGATAGTGATGTGGGAATATTCAGATGGTTCTCTTGGAGTAGCTGGTGGAGTTGATTCGAAGACTCCCCCTGGCGCTCACCGAGTAGAGATCCGCTCTGCTGCTGAATATCGTCAGTACGCCAAGCGCTTGAACAACCAGTTTGAATCTAGTGATCGTCTGAAGGAAGAGAGTTACCTGGAACAAAAACAAGCCTGGGAGCGTGATCGTCGTTCCAATCTAGCTTGGATGATGGGGCAAGAAACCGACCCTGCCGCTCGGGACATCTACAGAGAAGCCCTAGAGCGAGGTAACCAGGGACACAACTCTCCTACTTATAGAGAGTTCTATTCGGTTGCGATGGAGATGGACCGGAGTAACTACGAGTAACTTATGTTGAAAATACACTCAGTTATCCCAGACGGCGACAGACATCCTCGCATAGTAGGTTACCTAATCAGCTCTCTAGTACTAGAACAGTTACTAGCTGGAAAGAAGATCTATGGTCTACCAGAGGGAGCGAAGATCTGTAATATGCAGTCCTATAGGCCTGAAGACTGTCCCAACGTTATGAACGTATGGTTCACTCACGAGAGCTTTGACGAGGTTCCTTTGGGTGCCCTGATAGAGCTCCGGTGGGCCGATATTGATATGAATGAGGAGTAAAAGAAATGCCAATAACACAAGGGGGCCAATCTCCCGCAGTCATAACTGGAGCTGGGGCATCCGGAGCCGGTCGTCCCTCTCGCTTCGAGGCTCCCTATCAGTGGGATGGCCAGCGTCCACAAGCCCAGCGAATCCAGTCCTGGATAACTGAGTGCATCCAAGAAGGAGAATGGTTCCTTCGAGGTCAGCAGGGTTATCAGTTTGTGGATACCTCTTACCGGATACTATCTGACAAAGGGTTCACCGAGCTTCCGGACACTCTCTCGAAAGCCTCAAAGAACTTCGTCAAACGAGATCTTCGAGAAACCGTTGGACTCTTAGCTAATCCGCGTCCTCTAGCGTCTTATCTTACCGAGAATGACGCTTACCTAAACCATAACGACATCCTTAACAAAGGGTATCTTCACTGGAACAACGCTTGTTTCTCTGACCGAAAGCTCCGAAAAGCTCTCCAGTACGCGGGTGAGGAAGGCACTGGTTACTTGATCCAGGAGTGGGACCCATCTTACTGGGAGCCGGGGAACGGGGATGTTCGAGAGCAGGCCCTGGGAGTAGACGCGGTTTTGCCTATTCAGATCTCTCCGGAGGACTGGGATCTGCAGACTTGCTATGCGGTGGTGATTCGTAGGCAGTTCCCCGTGTTCCAGGTTCGTCGTAGATTCCCGGTAGCCTCCGATCTAATAGTTCCCGATGGTGACTCTCCTAGTAGGTTCCGCCGCTTCGTCAACAGTATGATGGACAAAGTAGTAGCTACTGTCCAAAACACCTATGGCGCGCAGAGGGGCTACCGAGGCGAAGACCCAGCAGGAAAGCATCTCGTTACAGTTTATGACATCTACATTCTGGATGGGCAGCGTAATATGGGAGACAAGCCTATCAAGATGGGAGTTCCCAACTCACCTTGGGAATACACAGTTCCCTACTACAAGCAAGAGATCCCGATAGGAATGAACGATTCCAGTGGGATGCCTTTCACTCGCCCCGCAGATCTGCACGACTGCTCGATGTTCCCTTATCGTCGTCATATCATAGCTACCAAGAACGCCATTTTATATGATGGTCCCTCTCGTTGGTGGCATGGTAAGGTACCTATTGTTAAGTTTGTTCTGGATGACTGGCCGCAGGAGTACTGTGGAATCCCAGTAACTAAAGAGCCTGCGAAGTTACAGGCTATGCTTACCTCGTTACTGCGCGCCTATGATGACTCAGCGAATGCTAGACTGCGACCAACCCTTGGCTACGATATGTCTAGGGTCTCGAAAGCTAAAGCCGAGTCCATAGATCCTCGCGTGGGTGGTGGAGTTATTGGATTCCAGAACATGATGGGCGAACCCTTCAAGATGATGGTCGATCCTCGCTACTACGATCAACCCAATAACATTATGGAGATAATGAAATGGGCTGAGGAGAGTGGCGCTCGTTTGATGGGACTCCACGACTTGATAGCGATGTCCAAAGCAGCGCAGATCCCTGGCGCAGACACGATCGAGAAGCTCTCTGAGATGGCTGGGCCTGTCGCCACGGATATGTCCCGTAATATGGAAGAGGCTCAGAAATTTCGGGCTGAGTTATTTAAGAGTAACTTCTTCGAGTTCTACACTGCCAAGAAGCGCTTTCAGATAATGGGCCGTGATGGAATAACCCGAGAAGACTTTGACTACGATCCCGCGTCTCTAGTACCAAGTGACATAGATCTCCCAATCATAGGTAGAACCGGAACCCGCAGCGAGAGAGCTCGTCTCTTTATGCGGAACTTCCACTACTACATAGTTCCCAACTCCATCTACCAGATGACACAAACATCTCGTAGATTGTTGTTACTCCAGCTAGCTAGATTTGGTATGCCTATTCCTCCAGAGTACCTAATGGAGAACTTCGATCTTCCCAACCCCAAGAAGATGATCGAAGACTTCTGGAAGTACAAAGCCGAAGAAGCTATTCATATGACTGAGATTCAGATCCTCGCGCAGAACTTCATGATGGCCAACAGTCCAATGGGCCAAGTGATGGGAGCTATGCAACAAGGGATGAAGGGTGGAAAGGGAGACTCTAACCCTCAAGGCGAGGGTCGTCCTCCAACGGGTCAGCAAGCCCCGCATATGGAACCGAAAGATGGGGGTACTAGAATGGCTATTTCAGAATCTTAGCAAGTATGGTAGGATGTCCAAGACTTTTACGAGTCTGAACATTTGACAATGTGGCTAAGTAAGGGGAGGTTGGTGCCTCCCCTATTTTTTATTTCTTCAACTCTTCTTCCAGCCGAGCGATCTCTGCCTCGACCACCTTACGCTTTTCTTCTTTCGACAAAAGCGAATCTCTTTCCTCTCGAAGCTCTTCCAACTTTCTCTGCTTCGAATCCATCTGCTTGATCCCGAGATCTCGATCGACTGCATTGATAGCTTCCTGGAACTTTGGGGGTACTTTGTTTCCCTGAAGCTTGATCTCTCGTTCTACTGCGTGGAAGTAACCCGATGCTAGAATCAGGTCATCTTCCGACGCGCCGGGTCCGTGCTCAATACCCATAAACGACTTTACTAAAGTCTTTTCGGTGATATTCATTTCGTTTTCCTTTGTTGGTGGGTGGAGTTTCGAAATCTTTTCTCTATTTATTTCGGAGGGACCAAACAACATCTGTCTAGTTCGTTCCTCCATGAACCTATCTACAATGCTTATACTAGCAGATAGGTCACTCAGACTTGGCATCCTTCACCATTCCTTTCTCTTTTAGATATTTAAAGAACGGAGTAGGGGCTTCTAAATTCTCTCGAAGTATCTCTTGAATCGTCATTCCTTTGTGAGCTTCTTTCCACTTTCGAGAAGCTTCTTCTGCTAGGGCTTCTTCTTCTGGAGTGAGTGTTCTTCCGAACTCGGAATCATCTGTGGTCAGTCAGGCCCAATAACGATCGTGGGCTTTCTCGGCTACTTTTATCCAAGCTTCCCTCGAAGTATCCGTCAACTGATCCCATTCAAGAGGTGGATTTCTTCCATTCTCTTTAAGCTGTTTTCTAAACTCGTCAAAAAGAATCTTCCCTTCATCTTCCCAATCTACTTCGGATGGATAGTAAGTAATCTCGCTCATAATGCTCCATTTCAAAAGGGCGACCGGACCCACCGACCGCCCTCTTTTTGCCTCGTACTAGTTCTCTTGAACTGTCCGGAACATAGCAGAACTTAAAAATCCCTTCAATATATATGTATGTAAGTTGCTTATTAAATCTTCTCAATCTAATAGAGTGTGTCCTATTGACATAGCTTCATGTGTAGCATTAAAACCCACCTGAGGATAGAAACATATCTCTCGCTCCGTTTTACTGCAACGACTTAGGGGGTCTCTTTGGAGATCCCTAAAGTCCCAACTCAGGAGATTTGATATGGCGATGCCGCCTTTACCACCGATGGGTAGCGATGAAATGTCTAGCCCGATGTCCGGAGCAATGCCTCCAGCTCCTACTCCTGGAGTAGGCGGGGGTGACCTCGCTTCCCTTCTAGGTGTTGGAGGGGCTCCTCCGCAGATGGGTGGAATGATGGACCCTGTTCAACAAGCCATGATGCAGTTCGATATGCTGCGTCAGATGGTAATGGACCTAACCCGAACCTTCCCAGGATCGGAACAGGCAGCTTCAGCGGTTCTGGATTCCATTGATATGTGGCAGCAACAAGCACTTGTGACAATGACCCCGCCCTCTTCAAGTATGCCTGGGGCGGACCAAATGTTATGAGACTAACCTGTAAACCAACCCCACCAGAGACTCTCGAAGACTTAGCTAGTCAACGGGAATAACTCTAGAGGGAGTCCAAAGGAGTCGAATGGCAAACGAAGCTATTGAAAGAACGGTCGACGGACTCATCCAAAGCGGAAGAATACCCCGAGATCTTCGAGAAGTTTACATCCGAGATATGGAAGCTGGTCTTAGCGATCATCTCCTTCGCGGATCTGATTACACCAAGAAAACCCAAGAGCTTGCGGAAGCCCGCAGGCAATTCGACGCGCAGGTAGCGCAAGAGCGGCAGAAGCTAAATGAAAGGCAGCAGAAGTTGGAAGGATGGTACTCAAACGTGCAGGGAGATCTTCAGGAGTACGATCGTCTAAAAACGACTGCCGCTGCTTACGAGCAGAAGCTTCGAGACTTTAACATCTACGACGAAGTTGAGCATCCGAGACAGACTGTCCCGACTCAACGAACGCCTGTAGATCCACGCCAAAATAACATTCCCGACGAGAAGCGCCCGCTCACCGTCGAACAAGCTAACCGATTCGCCAACGATATGCTGACTCTTCAGTCGAAGATGTCCAGAATCCAAAACGAGCATTTTGCAGTTTATGGAGCGCCTCTTCCGGCTGATGAGGATCTCATCGCCCACTTTATGAAGACTGGGGAAGATCCGGAGCACTACTGGCGAGTCAAGTACAACATCGAAGGCAAGAAGCAGGAATCCATTCAGCGTCAGCGTCAGGAGTATGAGGACAAGATCCGAGCGGAAGAACGCGCCAAGGTTCTGTCTGAAGTAACTTCTGATCCTAACCGAGTAGTTGGTGGTCCGATGGTTCTAGGTAGACAGGGTGGGGTATCTCCACTTCTGGAAGCTTATGCTCAGTCGAAGGCTACTCAGCATGCTCAGAATGGAGCTAATCAGGATCTGGCTACAGGTACCGTTCCCAAAGAGCGGGTTAATCCTGAGCAGATCTCGGAGATCCCTGCAGCTCTTGATCGTATCAACAGCGCCGCAAATAAATTCAAGCAGATGTTCTCCGACGATGGTAATCCCATCAGTGATGAGGGCAAGGCCGCGTTCCGGAAACATTTTGTATCTGATGTCTATTAACTCCGTGCTATTAGGCGCGGTATAACAAAGGAGTAAGTGAAATGGCTGATCCTATTGTGACAGCTCTTACCGCCGTGACAAAGGAGGAAATCTGGCCTCGCCAGATCACTGACTCCTTCTTCCGCGCGATACCATTCTTCTCTTTCTTGAGGGATAAAGCGCTGGTCACCTTCTCAGGTATGACCTATATGCAGTATCCCTACCTCTTTAAGCCGATGATCGGCGGCGCTTACGCTGTGGGTCAGGCTTTCAACATCGACAAGCAGGACACTCTCGCGGCGCTGCAGTTCCGTGAGAAGTACTACGAAGTCAACGTTACCGAGTTCAAAGAGGAAATCCAGGTTCGTAACAAGGGTGCGAACGCGGTCTTCTCGATGCTCGATGCTGACCTTCGTAACGCGATGATGACTCTTACTACTATCATCGCTATCGCTGCTTGGCGTCACGGTCAGTCCCTGGCGGCTGATGACCGATCGCTGGAAATCAACGGTCTGTCTGAAGCCCTCAATGACGGTATCCTGCCTTCGTGGGATGGTAACATCTTCACCAGCTATGGTAACCAAGCCCGTAACGGTAACATCGGCGCGGCTTTGAATAGCTCCCCGTATTGGATCGGCCAAGCTACGGGAGCCGCTGGTAAGATCACCTACGAGAAGATGGAGGATATGTACCAGATCGCTTCCCAGGGCAACTTGGCTCCGGACCTCGGTGTCACTTCGAAGCGTGGTATGACCCTCATCAAGAACACGATGCAGTCGGCTCAGAGGTTCCAGCAAGAAACAGATCCTCGATACGGTTTCGAGGGTATGGTTCTCAACAAGGCTCGTATCACCAAGGACGACTATGCTCCTTCGGCGGCTCCGTCGTCCGGTGGTAACGGTTCGTCCGATCCGATCCTTGGGAACTGGCAGACAGGTACAATCGCTTACACGGACCCAGGCGCTGCGACTCGCGGTACCTTCCCGGCAGCGAACGTTACTCTCACCGTTGCAGAGGTTCTCTGGTTGCTGAACACCGATACTTGGATCTTGAGGATCTCGGATGATCCGGAGTTCCAGTTCGGTTGGACAGGCTTCAAGCCCGGTCAGGACAATACCCGCGTGTCGGGTCAGGCCCTGGCTGCGGTGAACCTTGAGACTCCTGCTGCGAACCGCCTCAACATTCACGGCTACGGTTTCAATAGCTAATCACTGCAAGGGGGATAGCGGCTACGGCTGGGGCAATCGTATCACTGCCCCTCCCCCTTCTACTCTACTTATACGAAAGGATACCTAAATGTTTCGTAGATCTACTAACAACCCTTGGGTTCCGCCAGGGGGACTTAACTCGACTTACTTTGGGACCATCGGCGGCGCTGATGCCGGTTCGTTGGATAACAGGTTTCCTGGTCTTCTGGGCGCCACAGTTGTCCACGATAACGCTTCGGCTCTCAAGGCTTCCAAAACCACCGTGGGCACCTTGTTTATGGGGGTCTACCAGCTAGTGAAGTTTACTTCGGCTATCGTCCGAGGTCAGCTTGTCTTCTGGGATACTCTCGCCAACAACGGTTTGGCTGACTACGAAGTAACCAGCACTTCGACTGCGGCTACCTGCTTTCGAGCGGGAGTTGCCCTTCTTACTGACGCTGCGGCTTCTGGTAAGTTCGGCTACATCCAGATCGCTGGGTTGGCCAACATCCAGTTCGCTAACGCTGCGGTTGGTACGATCGGTCTCGGGGTTATCCAAGCTACTGCGGTCAACGTCGGGTTGCTGACGGTCAACACGGTCAACACGATCGCTGACGCCACGGCCATCACGGCGGCTGAAAAGCGTGCTTGGGTCGGTACGGCTTATGAGACCCCGACGCAGAACGTCATCTCTCGTGTTTTGATGGGCCTTGATGGGTTCTATCCGAACATCGGAAGGGGGTAATCAATGGCTGCTATTATCACGGTCGTAAAGGGTACGGAGATGGTAACAGGTCGTACCCGTGAGGCTCTCTACGATATAACCTTCGACGCTGCTTACACGACTACGGGTGTGGCTCTGGACCCAGACTCGGCGGGCTTTGTGGGGCAGATCTTTGGATTTCACTTTGTAGGAGTAGCTACGGTGGCGGGCACCGCTCCAACTAACCTTCCGGTTCCATCGTTTGATTTCAAGAATCAGAAGCTTATGTTGTTCGGTACTGCTGGCGGCGCTACAGGTCTCACTGAAATCGCCAACGCCACAGCTCTTGCTACTGTGGTTATCAGGGCAAGACTGATCGGCTTCTAGTAACGAGGGGGATCGGACTCTATGTCGAACTTTTTGATTTATTCGAACAAGCTGCGGCAGTGGGTCCGATCTCTGTCTCCGGAACAAGCTCAAGATTTTATCAATGATGCTTGGAGAGATATTCGAGAAGCTTATGATCAGTGGAGCTTCTTGGAAGCCGAGGAATATTGGCTTGCTCCTGCTGCACTAACTCTCACAGGACTAGGTGTTACTCAATTCGGGTTCAATGTTACTCTGAGTCACAGCGCTCTGTTACAGATAGCTGGACTCAATAACCCTCCTATCACTCAGCGCCAGATCAAGCTTGGAGTGCAGGGAGGTCCTATCTATGAGATAGCTTCTACGGATGCAGTTCAGGTGTCTGGTGGGGCTATCAACAGCGCGGCTACTCTATTAACTGTGGCTTCGGCTCCCTTTACTGTTGCCGATGTCAACAAGAAGATAATCATAGCGGGAGCGGGTGTAGGTGGAGCGAATCTCGAAACAACCATAGCTTCTTTTGTTAGTCCTACTCAAATCAACACTGCGCTGGCGGCTTCGACTACGGTCCTAAGCGCAACTGTGAGTTATGGTTCGATAATAACCCTGGGCAGGATGTTCGCAGAGACCACCACTAGCAGTACAACTGGTCTCCTTTACCGAATCTACTACTCCCCCTTAACAACGGACTTCAGAAGACTCGACCACATAACAGATGTCATCACGGGGTATCCCTTTGGTTTTCTGGGAGAGATCGAACCTGTTGGTACTCTCGACCAGATGGACCCTTGGAGATCCGCAGTTACTGAACCTTATCGAATCTTCTTTCATCACTACGACCAGACCACGAAGCTCCCAGTGTGGGAACTCTGGCCCGGTCCAACGGTCCAACGCGCTTATAAAGTAACTTTTATGCGCCAAGGTCAAGCGTTCTCAGCTAGAACAGACAGCCTTCCGCCAACCCTAACTGAAGAGCTGCTTCTAGTTAGAGCTAGATGGTTGGCTTATGAGTGGGCAGCGGCGAATGATCCGGACCCGAAAAACAAAGCGCAGTACTCGGGCCTTATGCAAACTACAAAAGCGCGCTATAGTACTCAGGGCCAACCAGGGCGCGAGCTAGGTCTACTTGATCAAGCGATCAAGAACGACGAGGACATATCGACTCTTCAGGGCAAAAGGCGTCCTCCTCGATCAGGTCCTGGTTGGCCTGTTGACAGCAACTTCCTTCAAAGCCACGCCTTCCCAGGTTGGTGGAGGGGATAACCAAAGGAGAATTTTATGCCTGACAAACAGGGTTATGGTTACGAAGGTATGGTCGACCAAAACGACCGCGCTGGTTATGGCGACAAACAGGGCGCTATTGCTTCCCCTCAAGGTCCTTGCGGTTATTCGATCTCGCAAGGCGGGGGTATGGGACAGAAAGGTGGAGAACCTTCAGGCCCGTTTGGATCGCACAAACAAACCGGGAGTCAGCTCCCTATCACGACTCGGGACGGTATGCAGGGTGCTCCTCAAGGAGAAGCTCTTGGAGTGGGTACTGGGGGTGGAATCTCTACTCCTATGGACAACTCGAAGTCTGCAATGCCTGGAGTGACTGGTTCTAGTGGTACTGGGCCGATCAGTGGGGGTGGAGCGAAAATCTCTTCCCCTTGGGTTGGTCCCTGGGGCGATATGGTCGGCTAAGGAGGTGATCTGTGGCTAGGGGGTCTCTCAGAGGCTTTGTTGAACAGGGTGGAAATACGGTCGTAACAGATGGTAGGACTTCTACTACTTTTGTACAGGAGTCTTTTCCTTCTGCTACTGTTACGGTATTTAACGCAGGTACGGTCGTCCTGTCGACTATCTTTTCTGACTCTATAGGGACCCCAAAGGCCAATCCCTTCGTAGCCGACTCGGATGGGGAGTGGGATTTCTGGGCAGTGTCTGGATCATACGATGTCCAGTTCAGCGGCCAGGGAATCACTACTCCTTTTACGTTGTTTGGGTTCTTTATTCCAGATCCCGCTATAACTGCTCCGCTGCCAGATCCAGGATCGAATGGCTATATAGTTCGAACTGGACTTCAAGCTACGGTTGCTAGGACTCTTACTGGAACTGCAAACGAGATCACCGTAAGTAATGGAACCGGCGTAGCGGGTAACTCGGTGTTTTCGCTTCCAGCAGCTCTTACCTTCACAGGTAAGACTGTAACTGGGGGAGCTTTCTCCGCTCCCGCGATAACTGGTGGAAGCCACATCGAGCTGACTGCTTTTAGTCTGAGGTCTACTGGCGCAGCTTTTGATACTGTTCTAGCTGTGAGTGAGGTACTAACAGCAGATAGAACCCTTACCATAACTCTTAATGACGCCAATAGAACTATCAACCTAGCGGGTAACTTAACTCTAGCGAATGCCTTTGTTACTGCGGGTAACTTCTCACTTACTCTGACCCAGACTGGAGCTACTAACGTTACTCTTCCAACTACTGGAACGTTAGCTACTCTCGCGGGCGTAGAGACCTTTACCAACAAGACCATAACTAATGGCAAGTTCAACGATATTCTCGATACCAACGGGAATATGATCTTGAGACTCTCCACTACAGCCCTAGCAGTCAATAGTGTGAGGGTCATAAATAACATAGCTGGCCAAGGGGTAACCGTTGACGCCTTTGGTAGTGACGCCAACATCCAGATGAATCTCGCGGGGAAGGGAACCGGAGCCGTTGTTATTACAAGTAACACTGGCACGGAGAGATTCACTCTGCACGGGTCGGCTGCTGAGATATATCTAGGAGATGGAATCACAAGCGCCACTCCAGATAACTTTACGATTCAGGGAACAGGCGGAAGTGGAGCTAACATAGCTGGGGCCCATCTGGAGTTATCAGGTGGAAAGGGAACTGGTACTGGTAATGGGGGACAGATTGCGGTTAGGTATCCCCGGCGAACTGGCGCAGGCTCAACCCTTCAAAATCTAAGCACAGAGAGATTCCCGATCACCACTAATCTCTATACGAACACAGTATCCGGTACCAGCGTAGCTAACACCGTAACGGAGACTTCAGTATTTACAGGAGCCACTGGAGCTGCAGGATCAACCCTAACTCTTGAATCTGGGGTGACTGCTCCAGGAACCATGTACAGACTGTATATGGATTTTGGATACTCCACCACTGGAACCCCAACTCTTCGACTGAGAATCAAACTCGGGGCTATCTCGATCGGAGACACTACAGCTTTTAATGCTACGACTGGAACAGCTAACGGAAGAGCTTTCTTATATGCTAATATATTCGTTGATTCCGTGGGAGCTGCAGCCAGCATAAGAGTCGAACTTGAAGGTAAGTTGATTCCCGCTGCAGCCGGTACCGCCGCTGTCACGGCTTTTGTTGGAAGTCTCGGAGCGGTTGCCATAGACCTAACTGCTAATCAGACTCTCGATGTCACGGCTCAGTGGGGCACTGCTTCCGCTTCTAACGTTATAGGGATGATCCACACAAGTTTAGAGAGAGTCCGATAACAATCTTTCTCCCCCCAAAGGAGAAATATATGGGGACAAAAGTGCTAGTTCAGCAAGACACAGATACAACTCTGTGGGGAGGGGTCGCAATGATTATGGTATTAGCCTCCTCAGATGTCTTTATGCAAGCGGCAATCGGGATTCTGTTTCCGGTCATAGGCTGGACTCTGCTATATTTCATAAAGAGGGAAGTCACTTATAGGTGGCCTCCCAAAATGCCTGAAGACCTATTTAAGCAGTTGCTGGAGAAATACTCGGAAGAAAGAGATAAATCCAAAAAGGAGCTACAATGAAAAGACTTAGTTTAGTTGGAGCAGTCGTCCTGTTCCTTTTGCTTTCAGTGGGAGCCTCTGCTCAGACTTTTACCTTCGGGGTTGACTACGGTCGCCAGTCCCTGAAGCCGAACTTTCAAGATCCGATCTCCGACGTGAATTCCGTTAGAGCAACTGGGCTTGTTCGAGTCGCGGGAGACAAAGAAGGTAATGGGTTTAAGTTTAAGGTTGGTGGAGAGTTCCAGCGCACGTATGAGAAGGAAGTCTTCTCGAATTATATGGGCACTGGGATGGACATCTATCGAGACGTTAATTCGTACTTTGGTGTGGGGGAGCTAGAGTATCGAGTCTCTGCGATTGGCATTGGGGCTCGGGCTTATCTTGGAACCGAGAAGCTTCACGAGGATCTCGAATATGTACTAGCGCGTAAGTATCAGTTTCGCGGGACCCTTTATCTTGGGAAACACCTCGGGCTGACTCCGCTCTTCATCGAGTTCAAGAAAGAGAAAGAAGGCTTCCAGCAAGGTTTTGGAGCGGGAGCGTCAATCAGCTTCTAATGGCTACCTATGCCCTACACCGATGTTACATTCGCTCAGGCAAAGACTCGCCTTGCAAATGCGCTTGGCGATCCAACCAAAGTGTTTTTTACGGATGCCGAGCTTGGTAGATACTTGATCGAAGCTCTGCGGTGGTGGGGGTTAGTTGCTCAGTATTTTCGTGAGACCGGCCGCATTAAAACCGTGGCCGGTCAATCTTTTTACTACGTAGAGAACTCCCTCAAAGATGGAACGGATACTACCCTTCTACAGAGTTTAACCGTAAGCGATCGAGAGTTAATCAACGATATAAACTATGCGTTGATGGAACCTCAAATAACCAACTGGGCTCTGGGATGGGCTGGCACTGAGATGTTCTCTCTAGAAGAAATAACAGAACATCTTCAAGATGCCCGAGATGAGTTCCTTAAACTAACTGCTTGTATATCGTCTAGCTACGACATAGTAGCTACCCAATCTAGACTTAATTTACCTGCTGATCATATCCGAATCTTGAGAGCGGACGCTTCTGCTCAGGGATCTTCGGGACCACTTCCAATGTGGGTCGTCGATCAAGCGCAGCTTACTTCCAGTTATAGGTCTACGGCGTTTCCTGGAGACGAACTCCCTACAGCATATGCGGTTTCCTACACGCCTCAACTCATTGTTGACGTTTGGCCCCCTCCACAGGTGACCTGTACGATCAACATCCAAGGGGTGAGATCGGGGGCGACTCTCACCCCTACGGCTTCTGCGACGGTGTTGTTAGCTCCAGATGATGCGACGGTGTTGTTGAAGTATAGAGCTCTTTCGGATCTGTTCGCTGGAGATGGTCTAGTTAGATCTCCTGAGATGGCTCAGTATTGTGAGATGCGCTATCAGGAAGGGCTAGAAGCTATGTCCCTTTACCTGTCGGTTCTATGGAACAACGATGGAGGATCGAGAGGAGTAATAACCTCTATAGCTCAGTGGGATGAAGTCAGACCAGCGTGGCGTTATGAGACTCCTGGGGAACCTGAAACAGTAGCTCAACTAAACTGGAATACTCTAGGGATGAGACCTGTACCCAATGGTGAGTATGTTGTGACTTTCGAAGCCATAAGAAAAGCTCCGATCCCAACAAGTGATTCAGACTTTATCCAGGTAGGGAGAGAACACCTAACCGCGATCTATGACTACGCTCAACACATAGCCCTAATTAAATCTCAGGGCCAGGAGTTCGCAGTAACTATGGCTCTTTACGAGTCAGCTAAGGCAGCAGCTAGGGACTATCGAGAACAAGTAGCTTCTCAGAGTTTTCTCTATCAAGCTACTCAGTTACCTAGTCTGCAGGAAAAATGGACTCGACCGATGCGTCGAAAGGCAGCACTTGAGGAAGCCAATCAAGAGAGACAACTAGTGGAGGTGTAAGTGGCAGAATACATTCCTAAACCCCAAGTCTTTATCAAGAAGGGAATGAGTGTCTCTCAACCAGGGGACCGCCTGACGGGTGAGTATTTCCAGTACGTTCAGAACGTTCGCTCTTACAAGAGAGGTGAGTGGAGACAGCGACCAGGAATGTCTCGCTTGTACCCTAGTATTTCGAATCCCATATATTACGTAACCAGAATAAACAATGACATTGACTCCACTTTCAGAAGGGTGGTCGCGGCGAACAACGCTGGAACTGGAGATCTTTACGTTGATGACGCGGGGCATATAGCCCTGGGTCTAGTTGATACGGGATACTTTCCTACTCAGTTTTCGAGTGTGGTATCTCGACCTGACAGATCCCCGTTGCCTTATTTGTTCATAGCTAACTCGCTTAGAAACTCGAAGATCTCCACTTCGGGCGTGAGAACAGAGTGGGGCATTTCTGCTCCTCTTTCGGCTCCTGTTGTGGAGCCTCAAGGTCTTAACTATCTGGCGTTGGCGAACCTTACTTCTACTGCTGGGTGGACTCTAACAGGAGGAATTGCTTTAACATCTGGTAGCACATCAGAAACTGTACTCGCTGTTTTGTATGATTCGGGCTCTACTGGGATGGCCACTATTGGACTTACCTTTACAGCTCCGTTAGTTATTCCAGTTGTCGATGGAGTTATTCAGCTAGTTAATTCGTTAGCTCAGAGTGAGACTTGCTTTATTCTGGAACACTGCCCTCCTATTTCTCCTCCCATTGGTCTTAGTAGCGCAGTTATAGCAGATATATCTTACGATTCAGGAACAACGGGACCTTGCACAATTGTCTTCACTGGATTGGGATCTGGAATAAAAAGAAATGCTATTCTTAGGTTGGATACTGGGGGACTCTCCCAGGAAGACGTAAGAGTTCTTTCGGTCACCACTGCTATAGATGGTACTCCTTCGATCCGGTGCTCTACTGTCAATACTCATAGTGCTGGACAGCAAGTAAACGGTATTGCATCTATAAGAGTATTTACTGTCTTTACTCATACCACTGCTAGCACAGCTACGCAGTCCAGATTCAATGTTAATCTTGGAGGGTTTGTACCTACTTCCATTTTGTCTACTACGTTGAATCTGAATCTAACTCAGGCTCCTACCTCGTCGGGTGGATCACCTAGTTCTAGGCTGATAAAGGCTAATGATTATTTAAATGTATCCATCCTTGATGACTTTGGCGCTCTTGATGAGATCCAGATTCAGTTTGATACGATTGGCGTAACGTTCAATCAAGATTACTACTATGTAAGTATTAGGCAGTCAGACCTAGCTGGATCGTACTTTCTATCGAGCCAATCTATTCTGGCTCAGCAAATACAGCTTGGCAGAGAGCAGTTAGATAAGATTGTAAAGAAGGACAAGGAGATAATTATTTTTCCTCCTTCTATTGGGGAGCTAGGGGATCTTGGTCCGTCAGACACAGACGCTACCACTCAGTACTTTGGACTCCCTACCAGTATAGCTACTGACCAAGGCCCTGTAACTACTTCTACTCCCTCGAAGGTTGGAAGGCTTGATCTGCAGATTCCGATCAGCCAGTTCCAGCACGTTAAGGGGGGAAGCCAGGGATCGCTTCAGAATATTGTTGGAGCGAGAATTGTTTTTAAATACAACTCGGGATCCACTTTAGTACTCGGGCCTAGTCTGTGCGCTTTCTCTATAGGGGGAACCTACGAACCCAACACTAAGGATCTTCCTTCTTATACTTATGTTTATAGGGGCAGAAACACTAGCACTGGATCAAGATCGAATCCCTCACCTCCGATTCGATTCCCGGTAGAATCCATAAGAAGACGTACCTTAGTTACTGTTGCAGCTCATCCGGATTCACAGGTAGACGTAATTGATATATTTAGGATGGGAGGAACTCTAACCAACTACTACATGATAGGAACCTTGCCAGTAGGCACTACTACCTTCGAGGATAACACTCCTGATTCGGTGGCGGTTAGGAATCCTATTCTGGAGGTAGATAGGTACAAACCTTGGATTAGCGCAGATGTTCCTAAGTCTGGAATATGTAATGTAACGGGAACAAGTGTTACTCGTGTTAGTGGGGATACCTTTAATACTGGATGGGTCAGGGGTACTCAGATTCAGATAGATGGTAAGGTCTACACCCTGTATACCAATCCATCGTCTACTACTAGATTGGAGCTTAACGAGTCTGCAGGATTTGGAACCAATCTTAGGTTCAATATTCAAGAGCCGGTTCTGGATGGTAGAACTTATCCTGCGGTCTTCGGACCCTTTTCTGGAGCGAGTGGAGAGTTTATATTTGTAGTGGGAGATCCTCGGAATCCAGGTTATCTATACTGGACTAATGGAAACGATGTTGAATCTACCTCTGACGTAAATTCTCTAGAGTTGTGCCCTCCCTCTGAGACCCTGATGAATGGGGTGGTTCTGAATGGGATACCTTTCTGTTTCTCGGATATGCGATCCTGGAGAGTTCTTCCTTCGTTCCAGGGTGGGCAATCAGGCTCAGGTAGCTCGTTCTATCCGCAAGAGACCACGATGGGCCGGGGACTAGTGGGGAGATATGGGATATGTGTAGGGGATGCGATTTATTTTGTGTCCTTCGACGGGGTGTATCGAACCCGAGGAGACGCGCTTGAGAGCCTCACAGATGACAGTCTTGCTCCGTTGTTTGATAGGGATGGGACCTTCATAACCGACTTCACGGTTCCAGTGTCCCCGATAGACTTTACATCTCCGGATGACATCTCTCTGACTTACTCATTTGATGGACTCTATCTTACCTTTAAGGCTAGAGATACTAACTTCTACACCTTCTTTATGTCATTCTTTACGGGAGGGTGGGTTCTGGATTCGATCGGTACGGGAGCTATTATCAGGTCTTCAAGAGAGCTGAGGACTCAAGACGCGGATAATGTGCTGGTGGGAACTTCTACTGGAAAGGTAATGATCCGTAGCAACTCCTCTTTCCTAGATGACACTGACCCTATAAGCGGAAGGATATGGGATAGAGAAGAGATCTGGGATAGCCTTCGCTACACTAAACAAGTAGGAGACACTATGCTGGACATAGATCCAGCAGGAGCTACTATTACTCCTACTATGAGGTACGAGAACAATACCTCCAGTGATATTCTAAGTAACATAACCGGAAGTGGGAGAGATCAATTTGTACGTGACATCAATTCAGGATCAGGTCGAATTGTTAGGGGAGCCGCTATGGATCTCACCTGGGCCGACGCGATCTCCGGACCACCAAAGTTCTATGCTTGGGAACCTAGTGGTTTACTCAAAGCCGAGGAGAGCGTCAATAGGGCCACTGATTGGGATGCAGGCGGATACCCTGGAACTAAATGGCTGCAAGGATTCCGACTCAAGGGAGACACCCTTGGACTAGCTAAGGCGTTTCAGGTGGAGATAGACGGAGGAACTTTCGTCGAATCATTCAGTCTTACAGCAAGTGGTGAACAGGTCACCACGTTCTGGCTGACGACTCCGGTTGTGGCGCACGAATTCAGAATCAGAGGAGCCGATGGGGACCTCTGGCGAAATATGGGAGTAGAATGGGTATTTGAGCCAGAGCCTGAGCAGGCTGCTGTATGGGAGACACAAGTCACCTCCTTTAACCTACCCTTCTTCTCCCATATAAGAGAAGTGATGATAGCCCATAGGAGCACTACAGATATTACAATGAGTGTAATAACGGATGGGGTGAGTAATAGTTATCCTATACCGAATGGGGGAGGAAACCGGATTAGGTCTTATCTCCCCGTCCTGGCCCTCAAGGCTAAGTATCACAAGTTCAGATTCACCTCTAGTCAGCCCTTTGGTCTATGGATAAACGACATAGAAGTAAGGGTTGGGGCCTGGGGGAGATCTGATCCTTACACTATTCAAAGGCCCTTTGGTGACATCAGTAGGGCTAATGGTGGAGCTAGGTTATAATAACCACGAGGAGATTTTATGTTTTCAGCAACAGTGACAGTAGACGCCAACGCTAGATCGTTGAGGAATCTGGTCAACGCGGCGATTGCAAACGAAATACCTATCGTAAACACGGGAAGAGCTTATCAGGTGATTCTTATAGCCTCTGCCGCGACAGTGATTCTCTCAAGTAGGGGGGATATAACGACTCCAGCTCCTCCCCCGGCAGGCAACGGCGTGGCTCTTGTGGCCAACGTTCCTATTAGTTTCCAGGCTCCCACTGGTAACCAGATCGCAGTAGACGAGATCTTCTTGAGTGGAGCGGGAACGGTTGGAGTGATGATTCTTGTAATGTAATGGCTGACAAACTGCCCAATCTATATTCGTTGCCTTCTATGCCAGGGACTGATCCTCTGATGTTGAGGTTCTTTCAGGATCTGGTAGATAGGACGAACTATCTCACGACGGAGTTAGATAGGGTAAGAGGGAATATCCCTAGTCAGCTAGATGTTAGAGCTCATAAGGAAAGTCCTCCACAAGGGATCATCAAAATTCCTTCTCCACAGGGAGATGGATTTATTCGAGTCAGCAAAGATGGAGTTATAGTAAGTTACGCCAATCCTATTCCAGCTTCTAATTACCCTCGTCTTATCTTTACCGATGTGACGAATCACGCTAATAGTGGAGCTGCAGTAACTACTATCATTACCATTATGATACCTCCAGGTACCTTAAAAGCTACTGGGGATTTTCTGGAGTTTGTGGGGGAGTACGATGTAGCTGGTGGTGCGGTTACTAAGACTATTACATATTCATTTGGGGGAGTGAATTTAAATGCTAATCCCTGGCAGAACACTCTATCTGGAACCCAGATCATGCTTATAGGTAGAGTCTATCGCACCAGTCCCACTACGACTCGAAACTACATAGCGGCTAGTTTACCATTTACTGGCCAAGTTGATCCCTTTACTCAATTTGGGGATATAACTGTAGCTAGTATGGACACCGAGACTCTAACGTTTGTAGTAACTCTACAAGGTACAGCATCAAACGATGTTACTCATAGAGTAAGTCATATGTTTGCAGTGAGACAGTCATGATAGTAACTAAATCGTTAGCCACACAGGACTATTATCTTCTGGAGGAATTCTGTCAGGAAGAAAACATCCAAGCTCCTTCTCCGGAGTTCAGTTGGGTAGAGGTCGCAGTAGACTCCACTACGGGAAAGATAGTTGGAATCGTGGTCAGTCAGATGCTGATCCATACTGAGCCTATCTGGATCAAGAAGGAATATCAGGGCAGGGGTGTAAAGGAAGAGTTGATGGACAGGATGGAGGGTCGATTGGACGCGTCGGCCCTAGCCCTCGGAAAGGCGATCCACGTCTACAACCAGCCAACGAACGCGGCGGCTGAAAGAATCTGTAGGAAGAGAGGCTACATTAAAAGTGACCGACCTCTCTACAATAAGGTCTATACTGGCGAGAAGTTAGCTAATATATTAACGAAGAGCAAACGAGAGGAGGCCATTTATGGCAGCGGCAATTCCAGCAGCGATCGGCGTAGGGAGTAGTTTAATAGGCGGGATCTCTGGCAAGGGAGCTAGAAAGGCCCAGGAGCGTCTAGCCCAACAGCAGCTTCAGCAGCTTCAACCCTTGATCAATGCCCAGATAATGGCTTCTCAATTTGGGCTGGATCAAGCTAGGAATCTCTATCCCCTGGTACAGTCTATGCTAGGTGAGACTTTTTCGGGAGCCAGAAAGGGATTCGATACCGGAACTAGAGACTATGAGAGTCTTTTGGGAGAGGCCCGAGGCAGATCCGGAGAACTTTTCGATAAGGGGAATGCTCTTCTGGAGGGGTCAACTCCTTATCTGAAGGGAGCTGGGCAGGCTCTAGCTGAGCTGCAGAAATTCTACCGTCCCTTTATGACCGAGGGAAATGCCATTGATAGGTTCCTTCCCTCGAAACAGCGAACGGATGAGTTGTTGGCTCCGGAGTTCGGCCAGATCAACGAAGGCTACCAAGCGACTTTGGAAGGGCTGAGTGAGGCTCCCAGAGGCGGGGGTAGAGCTTCGGCCTTCAACAAGGCCAATATGGCTAGACAGAGTGATCTATCTAAGGCTTACTTTACTGGGAGACAAGCCCTGGGTGATAGGGCACTGAATGCTGCGTTTCAGTCTGCGGGGGGAGAAGGCAACCGCGCCAACTCGCTAATGAACCTGGGTCTCGGACAGGGACAGCTAGGACTGGGAACCATCGGAGCCGGGAATCAGACTCTCGGGACTGGTGGCGGACTAGCTATGAACTCTTTTGGGAACGCTCTCCAAGCTCTGGGTATAGGCGGTGGAGCTGCGGGGAATCTCGGGAACCTAGCTACAACGGGATTGGGTATAGGGTCTAGTGGAGGCCAAGGAGCTATGAGCCTTTATAACTCTCAGGCCAATAGGGCTTATGGTGGGAGTCCTTCTAGTGGAGGTTCTGGGAATCAGCTTGGGGGATTCCTGGTAGATCTCTTTAGTAACAAAGGAGTCCAGGATAAGGTAGGTGGATTCTTCGGCGGGTTATTCGGAGGGGGTAAGAATAGTAACATTCTCCCTGGAACAGACTTCAACTACGGATATGGTCAAGGAGGTTAGCTTATGGCTAATGGACAATTTCTGCAGGATCTTTCTTCTGGAATCTTTGGCAGGCTAGGAGAACTCCAAACTAAACAAAACGAAAAGGACGAACAGCGTCGTGGAGAGGTACTGAGTCTTCTTGCAGGACTGGCTGATAAGGTGGAGCCTGAATCCTTGCCGACTCTTATGGGTCACATAGGCGACGTGATGAAGCTCAAAGGGCCGATGAAGAAGTTCTGGAACGCCTTTTCGGGGATGCCGGATCGAGGGTTTGAGGATCAAATTGGAACCAAACTCAGTGAGACTTTGGGGTCTGCTGTGGGTCCGGACACTGCGATGAATCTTCGAGAGTCCAATAAGCAGAATCTCTTGAAACCCTTCCGCGCCGAGGGAACGCGGCCTCGATCGGTTGAGGCTCTTAACTATAGGCAGGCTCCAGAACTACAAGGGAAGATGGTTCTTAGAGATCCACGTCGAGAGGAGCTCTCGAAGATCGCAGCTCGCTACGAGGGCCAAGAACAACTGATGCAGGATCGTTTGGCTCTGACGAATGAGTTCAAGAGTCGAGAGAACGAACTCAAGCGAGCTCACGATACTGAGATGTTGAATCAGAGGTTCGAGCTCAAGAGGGGCCAAGTACAGAGCGAACTCGCGGGTTGGTTGATGTCTACCTTTCCTGATAAGTTTAACTATGACAGCGCTTATCAAGAAGCTGGGAGAAGGTTACTAAATAAAAAAGAAGCCGACGTAGAGCAAATTCGACAGAGAATTGAGTTGATGAAGTCTCAGGGTAAACTAGCGGATACTCAGGCTGGCCAGCTCGAACAAGGTACAAAGCCTTCTGATGTTATGGCTGAGCGCCGGTTTGATAAGGACCAACAGAAAGAGTTCCGTACTCTACAGAGTGAGTTGGCTACCTCTCAGGCTAGAGCTAGATCAATTGACCCTCAGATCAAGAATCTGGAAAGTAAGTTACAGGGACTGGCTGATAGGGCAGCTCCAGGTAAAGGAAAGTTTGTTCCTGGGGTAGGGTTCCAGGGAGTAGATCCCTTCATTGAAACTCTGCCAATGGTCAAGCCGGTTCTAGATGAGTATAACAACCTACTCAAGGAAAAAGAGAGCGTACTCACAAGTCGTAAGACTAAGTATGGTCAGCTTACTACTCAGTTTAGAGACTACATTGAGCCGAGTTTGTCTGAGGAAGACGAGATCAAACTTCGGCAAGAGTTCGGGGGTGTGTCGCCTGCTGGAGCTCCGAGAACTACCCCTAAGAAAGCTATCCCTCCTACCCTTCCTGGAAAAGGCGGTGATGGAGGTCAATCGTCTAGGTACTTTAGAAGCCCGAATCCAGAAAAGTATTCGGTAGGTCAGAAGTATCGAGACGCCAACGGTAGACTAATAACAGTTATAGGAATAGGTCCTACTGGTGAGATCTATTATAAGTAAATGGCTGAAGAAATCTTTGAGCAAGATCTTATTCCGGTTCCGGACGACGAGATCGACGAGACGACTCTCGTACCAGTTGGAGTGCGTCCGAAGAAACCTACCAAGCTTCCTGTAGACAAAAGACAAGTCTTTACTCCAAAGCTTCCCGAGCAGCCTTTTGGGAAGTCTACCTTTAAGTTTGAGACTACTCCGTTTAGAGAGACCCCTGAGTCTTATCAGTTGAGATCTGCGGAGAAACCTTCCGGACAGGAGAGGCTTCGTAGAGAAGAGATGCTTGCGGCTAAGAGAGGCCAGCAACTGAAGTCGGTTAGACAAGCTACTCCTCTAGAAGCTAAAGAACTAACAAGCGCGCAAAGTGAGCAGGATATTTATGATAAGTTTGGACCTGCTGCTTATGCTACCAGGAAGGGACTAGTTAATTTAGTTAGTGGCTTAGGGGAGCCTTTTACTCAGTCTGCCGGAGAATTTGCATCTATACCGGGCGATGTTGGTTCTCTATTGGAATCTGGGATAGGGGAGCTGGGTCGTAGGCAGGATTCCCGAGACAGAGCTAGACGACTTGAGATTGATAGATATGTCATTAAGAGACCCGAGTCTCTTTTTGAGAAGGCTCTTCCCTCGGCTATAGAAGTTGGCGGGCAGATGCTTATCAATCCTAGACTACCAAAACAGGTAGGTTCAGGATTTCGTCCACCTCCGGATCTAAAAGCGCCTCCAGTTCCAAAACAACTTCCTCCTGGTCCTACGACTCCAGGATCTCGATATGCTTCGAGAGGTTCGCAGCCTACGTATGCCCCAAGCGCTACTGGGATGGAGTTTGCTCTTATACCATCTCTTCGTCCAGGTAAAGCTCCCGTTATGATGGTGCCTACTTGGGTTATGGAAGTGGCTATTCAGGGAGATCCATCTGATACTACAGGCTTGAATCTTACTATGAATGAGATTCCTAGCTTGATAGACGACATAGCGAGATCTCAAGCTACTCCACAACAGAAAGATGAAGCTATTTCTCAATTAGATACGATATTCAAAGCTTCTAGATCTGAGGGTCTCAACACTATTTCTCTGCTCAACCACGGGTTTGATAGACAAACTCTAGCTGGAACTATAGCTCACGAGACTTTTCACTCGGGCCAGAGTAAAGCGGCAGAGTTGTCAGTGCCTAAAGAAATCGACAGGCAGGTTGGGGCAGCAGATCTTCATGATCCTCTATGGGCTCAGGACCTACCTGTTATTAAATCTCTTTTGAAGAATAATCCCGGCTTGGCTGAAGATATGGGCGCTTCTGGAGAGATGACTGCGGCGGATATTCTGGCAGTAGAACTCCCTGCATATGTGATGGGAGGAGAGACTTTTAGATTCTTCGCTACACCCGCTGATGGAATAGATCATCTATTCAATTACTTTATGCACGTTGCGGATCGCAATGGCGTAGAGGCTCTAGATATAATCGAGAGAACTGCAACTATCCGAGAGGGCCTGGAGGATGCTATCCCTCTCGCAAGGAGTATGTATGAGAATTGGCAGCGAGAACGAGCTCAACGAGACCTCACAAAGACTATCTCCGAATCCCCAGGGCTACGCGAACTTGGGAGTACTAGCACAGGCTTACAAGGAGCTCAGACAGGAGGGGCTGAGTCACGATCAGGCCAGGGAACAACTCTTGCCGCTCGCTCGGGATCTCCAACAACTAGCGAACAATCCACAGTCCCAACCTTCTACTCCCAACTTGAGCGAGTAGTAAGCGAGAAGTTCCCGAATAGAATGTCCGCTGAGCAAGCTATGTCTACTCTTATGGACCCATCGAGAGGTATTAAGAGAGACGAATATGATCTTAGCGGGCTGGATGAGTTAATAGCTAGTAAAGCTGTAAAGGGAGAACAAGTAACTAAGGATGAGTTACTTGATGTTATTCGGACTAACAGCGTTAAGGTAGATGAAGTAGTTTATGGTCAGCAAAACTATAAGAAGGCTGCGGAGTTAGATAGACAGCTTCAGCGAGTTGAGTCTGATATAGATAGCTATAACAGAGAGTATGAGAGAATAAACGAACTCTGGAATGAAGTCTATAGAGGAGGCAGTCCAGAAGAACTCGACTTCGTAAATAAGGAGATAGACCGAGTAGGCCAACAGATAGATGACGCTATAAACATGAGGGGTCATCTAAGAACAGAGATACGAAAGGTACAAACTGCGGCTCCTCATTCTAACTGGAAAGCTTTGAAGGGAGGTATTCCAGGGACTGATAGAGAGGTCGTTATGACCTTACCTGCTGCGCCTCTCAAGAAAGGGGCAGATGATATTGATAGATTTGTAAGAGCGGTCGATCCAGCAAAAAAGATTTATAAGTCAGGTCACTATCCAGACGTAGAGAATCCTGTAGTTCACTTTCGTCTAGACGAAGGACTGGATGCAGATGGACAAAAGGTTCTTCGAGTTCAAGAGATTCAAAGTGATTGGCATCAGAAAGGAAGGGAAGCTAGATATGATACAGAGGAAACAAGATCTCGTATTCAGCAAATAAAAGATAGAATTAGTCAGATAGAAAGGCAAATCCAAAGATCTACTTATGATGAGATTGCTGAACTAAATAAGGAAAGGAGGTCTCTTCGATCGCAATTGGAAGACATTGAAGAATCATCTTTAGTTCCTGATGCTCCATTCAAACAGTCCTGGCCAGATCTAGCCTTCAAGAGAATCCTTCGATGGGCTGCAGATAATGGCTTTAAGAGAATAGTGTGGCCAAAGGGGTCTCAGCAGATTGATCTCTACAATGACACTCTTAGACAGAATGTTAAGAAGATAGGTTGGGCAGCAGATAGGGATGGAATACATCTTTATCCAAGTAAAGAAGATGATCCTTTTGGTGATGTAGGTTCTTATCACGAAAGTTTGCAGAAGCTCAAGCCTAAAAGAGTTGAGGAGTTACTGGGTAAAAATATCGCGGAGCAAATCTTCTCTAAAATAGACGAGGATGGTTTTGGAGAAGGAGTTATAGAAGGAGAAGGACTCTCTATAGGGGGACAACTTCACAAGTTTCTCTACGACCAAAAGCTCCCACAGATTGCTAAGGACTACGCGAAAAAGTTCGGTAGCCAATATGGCCTAACCAAAACTAGCGGCTCTATGCCGGGTATCCAACTTACCTTTAGACAACAGACACCTAATTTGTATGTTGCTACTTTGTTTGATGGAACTGAGGTTGAGGTTTTTAGAGATCCAGAATATGGATGGGCTGCGGGTGATAGATCAAGTGATCCTCCTTCACTTTATGAAACACAGAAAGAAGGTTTTGCAACTGCAGATACTTTCGAAGAAGTTATAAGCAAGTTACAGAGAGATGAACTTGTTTTGAGAGATGCAATAAATCCCTCTCAAGAAGCTCACTACCTAGACATCTCTCCAAAACTATCGGAGACTGCAAGAACTCAAGGCTTTAGACTTTTCGCTAAGACCAATATAGGAGATCTAGTAAAGGTAAAGGGTTATAGCGCTCAGGCCGAAGTAGTAGAAGCAGGCGACGAACCTGGAACAATGAAGGTTCGCTTTGAGAATGGAACTATTGATGAGTTTGACGTGGAGGATCTCAAGTCTAAGGGACCAAAAGTAAAAGATCCAATGATCAAGACCCTCCAGCAGAATCCTCCTACACCTCCACCGGATGCTGGAGCAGAAGTCTATGGTCCAAGACCTCCTCTTAGAACCGAAGTTATCTCGACTAGTTATCAAGAAGCTATAGCTAGAAAGTTCGTTGAGTTGATGCAGCAAGAGAAGCTAGATGTGGACTTGACTGATCCTCCATCGAAACAGATCTACGAGGCGTTGGTAGCTGGAGACCTGAGAGAAGCTGACGTTGACGCTATCCTAAAAGAAGAGGGAGTAAGCTGGGAAGAATTCATAAACGATCAGTTGATGAGCTACTCGAAGGCGGGGAGAGATCTATCAATATTGTCTAGGCTAGAGCGTAACTTGGAGAGAATGCTCAAGAACGAACCTGAGAAGTTCTCCAAGTATGTAGCTCCCAAGAAACAGATGGATGTTATTCTGAAGTACCTCAACCGATCCGTGTTAGGTAGAAGTCTTTGGAGTAGGTACGGTGGGTTAGTACAGAAGATGGTACTTACTAAGCTTACTACAGCTTTAGTTAATACTAGAACTACTATGGCTAGAGCTGCGGCTGACGTTGCAGCAGAGGGCCTCGGCGCGTGGATGCAGTCTATGGCCGAAGGGAAAGGACGATTTCGAGAGAGAGTAACTGAAGCTAACGAGAATGCGGTTGATGCTATGGCGGCTACTTGGGAAGTAGTTCGAGCTCTTAATCCAGGACAACTAGAAGCTCTCATAAACAAAAACAAGGGCACAGCTTATCAACGTCAGCAGGAGATCATAAATCAGGTCGAGAAGTTCTTTCCGGACATTCACGCTAAGTTGTTTGCTAGGCCGGTATCGGGTGAGACTAAGGAGAAGGTAGACGCGGAGAAGTATATCCTTCTAGCTAAGAGTCTTCTCCCAAGAATCAAGAATGCATCAACTAGAAGGGATTTCAATAACCAGATCCAAGTATTTTCGAAGAGACTGCAGTTCGAGAAGAAACTTTTAGGTAAGGTTACCTTACGTGGGCCCGAGATCGCCTACGATACAATGCTTATTCCCTTGCAGTTCGCGGAGTTTCTGTTTAGGAGACCTAAGTTTATTGGGCGGCTTAGGCTAGAACTAATGGATAGAGGGATTGATCTTGATGAAGTGTTAAGACAGACAGGTCTTACCAAGGATGAGCTAGAGTTGATAGATCCCAAGGATAGAATGGCTTTCAAGGATATTCCTGAAGAAGCTATTAGGTCTTCCCTTAATAATACTCTGGACCTAACCTATGCCTATGATCCTTCGACCGACAAAGAAGCTCCAGTAATGGAGAGAGCTGCAGCTTACTTTATTCGAATGATGAACGCTGCGGGGCCTGGAGCTATCTTAGGAGAGTTGTTCCCGAGAGCTCTTTATAATGGGATGAAGACTCTCTATGAGTACTCCCCGGCTCCCTTTATGACCGCAGCTCCTGCTATAGCTTTTGGCTACGAATCGAAATCGCCCATAGCTAAAATTTTGAGACCTCGCTACGATGAGGACCCTAAGACTAAGACTCCCTACCGAGTGAATCCTCCTACGAGGTATGACTGGGAGCGCTTAGCTAAGGCTATGGTAGGGTCTCTTATGTTGTTCGTGGCGTGGGATATGATTCGCCAGGGTGAGATGGGTGATGAGTGGTGGCAGCTTGGAGATAAGAGTAAGAAAACTAAAGATGGTAGGCCTGTTTATGTGGATGTACGAAAGGACAAATCCTTCTCGGAGTACTTCCATATGGCTAGCTTAGCTGAGCGTTATAGAAGGGGTACTATAGGAGACAAGCAACTTGGGAATGAACTATTGGAGATCTATACGGGTATTCGGCGTACTGATGCCAGTCCTGATTTTATAGATACGATCAATGCTGCGGGAGAACTCTTTGGAGCCACCGGCGCAACTGAGGGTCGTAAGCTAGCGATGATAGAAGCTGGAGGAAGAACTCTGGCTATACCTTTCACTCCCCTTCTTAACGTGAGAGATGTCTGGGCGGGATTCTCAGAAGAGGAGAACCGGCTCAAGGACACTAGGGGAACTTGGTATGGTCCCATCCAAGACAAATTCCCCTTTTGGAGAAGGAGTCTCCCCGATATGACTTCTCCGATCGAACCTTCTCCAATGCAGATCTCTCAAGACCCAGATCTGTTAATGTCTTCAGGTGTGCAACTTACAGCGGGTCCTAATTTTGCGGGCCAAGAGTGGCAGCGTCTGGGACTAAACTACAAAACTTTCCTCGAAAGAGATCCTGACCCTACTATAAATAGGGCTCAGAATATATACTTTGAGCGCGAGATTAGCAGACTCGGAAAGTTTCTAGAGACTCTCCCCTTCTATACTGAGGGGGATGATGATGCTAAGAAGGCAATCTGGGAAGCTTACATAGAAGGTGACGAGGGTCTTGCTTCTCAGGCTTCTCAGTTCGCGTCGTTGGCTAATCCTGGTGAGGCAATGAAACGCCAAGCTCAAGGTAAGATGCCGGGACGCCATCAAAGAAAGTATCTGGGTCTGGATAAGGTTCTGAAGCAGATCAAAGACTTCGGGGAGGAACGGCAGTGAAACTCTCAGACGAGGGATACGAATTTATAAAGACACACGAGGGAGTAGTAGAGAAGATCTATAGAGATCCGGTAGGACTACTTACTGGAGGAATCGGCCATTTAATAGGGCCACTAGAGAAGGGACCCCAGAATATCCATTGGGCAGAAGGTCATAAGGTTTGTGATCATCAGGTAAAAGAATGGTTCCAAGAAGATGTTATGGAAGCTGAAGACGCTGTTACTCGGTTGGTAGTAACGCAGCTTTCCCAGAAAGGATTCGATGCGCTGGTGTCATTTACTTATAACGTGGGGATCAATGCTTTTAGGAACTCTACGTTACTTCGGAAGCTTAACCTGGGGAAGGTGGAGGAGGCGGCTGAGGAATTCTCTCGGTGGAACAAGGCGCGAGGGAAGGTTCTTCCAGGACTAGTTAAGAGGAGAGCTCAGGAGAAGGAGATGTTTCTACAGGGGGAGATTCAAGAATTTCTTGCTTGACTTCTTCCTTATCGGTACCTACGTAGTATCCCCACACTCGTAGCCGGTGATGAAAGACGCACCGTTTTAGTTTATTCGCATGGTCTATCACGCATCTGTGACACGCCAGATCTAAAATTCGAACCTCTACGGCATTCCCTGGTTTGGGAACGTCTGGAGGTTCTTCAATAATCGTCAACACTGACCAAGTAGTTGGCATAGGAGATCCTTTATGGGTTGGTTGAAAAAAGTTCTAGGGTTTATTTTCAGAACCGCAGTTCGTCCAGGTTTGGATATTTTTCTGGAGCGGTATCTGGAATTGGCAA